TTACGAGATATACACGCTGCCCCATGCCGAGGAGGACGTGATCCGGCTGACGGTATCGGCATTGACCGAGGACGGCACGGTGCTGACGAGCCAGACCTACGAACAGGTGCCGGTGCGCCGAGGCTACGAGACGCGGCTGACTGTGCCGTTCTGGACGGGCGAATCGGTCGGCACATCGGCATTGGGCGTGATGGTGGATGGCGCTGCATGGGGCGTGATAGATATGTGACCTATGTGTGCATCGAAACGAACCGTAAAGGGTGTGGCGGCTGAGATGGCCGCTGTGCCTGCCTCGCGCTATCATGTGGGGCAACATGTGAGCATCATGGGCATCGGGATGCGCAGCGACCGCGTGTCGTGTTGGCAGGACTATGCCGTGGTGACGAAGATCACCTCCTATGCCGTGTGGGTGCGTGCCGCCTCTGAGGACTGGGAGCCATTGGCAGAGTGCGTGGACATACCCTTCACGCTATCCACAGGCCACCGCTTGCGCCACGGACAGAGATACCTAACTGATGGGGAGGCTGTGGATATACAGACGTGGATTGAGGATAGGTGATTCGCATTATGATATGTACGCTTTGAACTTTGATTAAATATTGCATAAATCAAATATTATTTTGATATTTATTTTGATAAATGCTTGCACAAATCAAATATAATGCGTATCTTTGCACAGTCAAACAACAAATACTAACTCTAAAAACAATCAATATGAAAGTCGTTAAAGTTTACTCAGGAGAGATCGGAAACCTGTTCATCGAGAACATTTGCGATGTTGAGTCTTTCATCTCTACAATGAGAGAGCGCAATGCAACGATAGGCGAACACATGCAGACACCTGCATCTCAATATGATGATGCAGATCTCATATCACGCTTCGAGCACGGAATCGAAATGGTAACATTCCCTCCCGTTGAAGATTTATTCGGCGTAGATAATATGTTTGGTTTCGATGAGCCAAAAGCGAAGTCTATTTATGTGCAGGTGTCAGAACTAAATACGTTTAGAGTACAATGGAAAAGGTAATCTGCCACACTCCCCAGGAGTTCAGCGCTGAGTGCCAGAAGCATCCTGCGTCAATCGTAAGAGGCCGCACGCTCTACAGTAGAGAAGGAGAAGCCATAGCCGAGTTGGTAACCACACGCGGAGGCTCACGCAATGGTGCTGGCCGTCCTGAGACTGACCGCTCCATATCGATCTCTGTGCGAATCAGCCAGGAAGCATACGACAAGCTGAAGAATATTGGCAATAAGTCATTGTATATTGACCGGCTGATCAAAGAGGCTGATAACGAGTAATCAAGTATTGATTGGCAGTACTGATGCCAAATTGATCCTACGGATGGCCGAGGAATGGTTGTAAGGTGGCCTTCGCATGAACAAAAAAGTAAATAGTTAGTCTTTTCGTATCTATCTTTGCCGGCAAAAAGGTGTGATGGATATGAAAAGACTAATTGTTTTATTTGTGCTGTTGATTGCATTGGATTATGTGTATGCAGATGAGGCCGATTCTATAAGAAGATCAATACTGGTTATGGTGGACAATGGCCATGGAATAGATACTCCTGGGAAAAGGAGCCCTGACCATACTCTGCTGGAATACCAGTGGACAAGGGAGGTGGCTTGTGACGTGGTGAGGATCCTGAATGATAGTGGATATTGGGTTAGGCTCACAACGCCTGAGGTAGATGATGTGAAACTGAGTGTCAGGGCTAAAAGGATCAATGATATGTGCAGGAGATATGGGGCTAAGAAGGTGCTTAGTATATCGATACATAACAATGCTGCCGGAAATGATGGCAAGTGGCATACGGCAAAAGGGTGGTCTGTGTTCGTCAGCTCGAATGCGAGCTCCAGAAGCAAGGCACTATGCAATCTGATGTACAGAAGGGCTAAGATGGTAGGAAGGAAGGTAAGGAGGCCGAAGCCTGATCAGAATTATTGGGTACAGTCGCTGGCAATGACAAGGGATGTGTTGTGCCCGGCTGTATTGGTGGAGAATTACTTCCAGGACAATGAGGATGACTGTGAGTGGCTAAAGACTCAGGCGGGGAAAGATAGCTGTGTGGCAATAGTGGTGGATGCTGTGCGAGAATATGTACGGATGTATGGCAGGTGATTTGACTGGACTTGTCTGTATGATGCGGAGTGCTGATAATCAGTGCTTCGCATTTTGTTTTGGACTAATGATGTGCAAACGGATAAATGGTAGTAACTTTGCAGCGCCAAAAGGCAAAAAGTCTAACAATTAAAAACTCTACGAAAATGGGAGAAACTAACACTGAGCACATCGTCTGTCATGACGGTGGATGCAATGCAGCTACGATGGCTGCGCTAATGAACAACAAGCAGAGCGACACTGCCATGTGGGCCTCTCTGATGAACAACAGCAACAGCTGGAACAACAATCCATTTATCTGGCTGGTGTTCCTGGCCTGGATGAATGGAGGCATGTTCGGAAATCGAGGCAATGCTGAGGCCGAGAATTTCAATTCAAGACAGATCGCTGCCTTGCAGGACTCTGTGAACACCAATCACAACAATGATATGGCGCTGCAGGCTATCAACGGAAACAGGGAGGCACTGGGTCAGCTGGCACAGACATTCAACTGCGACATCAATCAGATACAGCAGGCTGTCTGCGGCGTTAAGTCTGCCATTGAGCAGGTGGGCGGTGCTGTGGGTTACACCGGCGAGAGTGTGAAGAATGCGATCGCCCTGGGAGATGCGAACATCATGCAGCAGATGCAGCAGTGCTGCTGCCAGACCAAGACAGCCATCATCGAGCAGGGATATCAAGGACAGCTCGCTACGGAGAGGCAGACAAATGTGCTGGGGTCACAGATGGCTGCAAACCATTCTGCAGACCAGCTGCAGTCTTGTCAGAACCAAGGAGCGCTGGTGTCGCGCATAGATCAGCTGGCCAATGGTATTCAGACCGGTTTTGCGCAGGTAGGCTTCCAGTCTCAGCAGAACACTCAGGCCATCATCAACAATGCTACGGCTAACACACAGAGGATACTGGACCAGATGTGCGCCAACACTACGCAGCAGCTGAGGGACTCGATTGCTGAGAAGGACAGGCAGCTACAGACTGCGAACATCATATCCGGTCTGAAGGCTAACGGGTGTAACTGTGGGTGCTGAGTAAATAATAATGATTGGGGTCAGCCAATGGCGGCTGGCTCTGAATGAAAAAAAAGAAAGACGAATATGGCAACGATTCAAGTGACTTTGGCGGCTGGTGCTACAGCATCGCCCTATTATCTGGGTGTGAAGATAACTAAGCAGCTCTGCTCGAAAACTGCACAGGCTCCTGTATTCATACCACAGTTCAGTCTGGTGTCTTATCGTCAGGTAGGCACTTCCGGGAATGGAATAGAATATCAGGCTGTAGTGAATGTGCAGGGCATTGTAACTTATACTCCATGCGGCAAGTGCTGTGCAAAAACACAGACGGTGAATGAGGAGTTTGTGATTCCATTCTTTTCAGCCACAGCACCTAGTGACGTATCTGTTGAATCAGGTACTCCTGTGAATACTTTGGTAACGAATGGATGCTGTCAGTGCTGCAGCAATACATTTATTTGTGACGTGCCGATAACTCTGACCGTAGTAACTGCATAGGCTTATGACATTCAAAGAGACGAAAGAGGGGTACAGTGTTTATATACTGCACAGGGGTGAAGATGATGTGAGTGTATCGACAGGAAAGGTTACTGCTGTGAGCATGCCAAGGATCTCTGCTCCTCAGATGGGTGTATTCAGTCCAGCACAGACTCAGCAGATGGTGGTGGATGTCACGATAGATGATGGCGTTAAGACTCGCACATATACGATACCAGAGGGCCACTCGACGACGTATGCTGGTAATGACCTGGTGCTATCGACCTCGAAGGAGGGTATCGTGCATGAGGTGGAGGCGATGAAGGGACGCGCGGATGAGGTGCTGAGAAGCGTTGAGAAGAACAGGACATTGTCGAGCAAATGCGAGCGTATTCTGGAGGAATGGAATCCGGTGATGAAGGAGAAGAGAGAGACTGAGGAGAGATTTGGGAAGATAGAGGACAAGCTCGGAGAGATGAGCCAGGTATTGCAGGCTATCAGCGCAAAGCTTGCATAGGAGAGCCGTAATAACGGCAGCAGAACAGTGAGGCGAGGCTGGCAGACGTGTCAGCCTCGTTTCTTCATTCTGGCTGTGATTACGTAAGCACAATAGATGATGCCTATGGCAAAAATTAAGGCGTGGAAATGTGGTATGTAACTACCGAAAATTCCATATTGACCAGAAGGGTATCTGGTAAGCCACAGACACAGCACAAAGAGATAGGTATAGATTATTCCGAACAGTTGAGACCAGCACATACCGATGAGCCATGAGAAGCAGAAGACGAGAATGAAACCGGCAGAAACGACGGTGCACTCATAGATTATCTTGATGCATTCGATACAAGGATGGTTGGATAGTATGTCAATGAGTAGGAGTGAACCTGTAAGGAGTGTGGCAAGTGCAGCACTGTAAATAGGTATATGCTGCGTGGAACGGATAGAGAATTTTCGTAATGACAGTCTCATAGAGATAGGTAATGTTAGTTTTGTGCTAAAGATAGTTAGTAATGACGGTGCAAAGGTAGCAAATTTCTGTCAAATGGCAAAGAGAAAAGACGATTTTAACATTTGATAGATAGAAAAAAGGTCACTTTCCTTTCGGATTGTGACCTTTCTGATGGTATACAGTACATTTTGCGGGGTGCATATATTCGACATAAGCCTTAATTACAGGGCAATATAGACCATTGACGCAGTTGATTGAGTTGGTGCACCGTGTGCAGTCTATTCGTTGCATTGTATGTCGATGGTATATATTAGCCATGATATGTTAAAGCCGGTGATGCACTTGTCATCATCGAGCAGAATTGCTATTGAAGGAAGCACCTCGAAAACGAGTGGTGACCGATATATGCGAATCATTGCTGAGGCTGGTTGGTCTGTTCGTAGTTTACGATCATGTCGTAAATGCGGATGTCTGTCATTACGCTATTTGTACCATCTGTCCTATTGAATGCTCTTGTGCTGAATCGGATGTCGAACCAATATGTATCGAACTGCTTGGCCTGAGCAGTTTCAAGTCTATCAACTATGCCATTGAATGCTGTGGCACGAAGTCGAGACGTTACGGGATTTCCTGCCTGGTCAATAACTGGATTCTGATGTTCGTCAAGCTCAGTATATTCCAAGATGAGGTCTTGTGTCTTGTAGTCTTTTCCAGCGCTTGACACTCCTTTACGAGCAGGGTTGAGGACTTTGATGGTTGCTTCTATCCACATATTAGTAAAAATAAAAAAGTCAGCACTGATCTGAGTTTGCGCCCGGGATGAGGATCGGAGGGCAGCGGCGCTTGCTCAGGTAGTGCTGACGTGCATTTAAGATATTATCGTAAAAAAATTCGTCACTATGCATAGACTGCTGCCAAAGTCTGTGAAAAGCACTGCAAATATACGAACATATATTATAGGTTAGTACTATCGACTATATATTTTTTTTGATAATATTTTCTTCGTACTTTCATTACGAATATACTTGGAACAAGTTTGGATGGTTGACAAATTCGGATGTCAATCAACGTACCTTATTGGTAAGCTTAAACTCATATTCGAATGTAAGTCTTGACAGTGATTCTCCGTCACGAAGATGCGATATGATGCCGACTCTGAAATACCTGTATGGAGTTCCGTGACGTGAGACAAGGCGAGGTCCCTTGCTCGATGCGATGACGTACCACTGCTCCATGTCGCGTGATGCATAGAGGATCAGCGAAAGCGGATAGGGCCTGTCACCTGCTGACTTGTTGGCAGAGAAGTTGCCACGGGCTACTACGGTTCGTACGGTCTTGAGTGCATCAGGCTCGTCGAGCTTGATAGGACGGGTGAGGATGAATGCATCGGATGGCATGGATACGGCTGAGGCCGGTCCGGTCTGGGTGAAGTCGATGAGAAGGTTGTTCTTACCATCGTTTTCTACGGCATAGCAGTTCGGGTAACTGTTAACGTCAGAAATTACATTCAGTACCATGGTAGTCCATAGTGCGTCTTTAATATTGAATACATAGCATATAGGATATGATGCGTTGCTTATGATTATGCGCTGATGTGTATAGTCATAATGCATGTGACCTGTGGCTATGAAATCTCTGAAAGAGACGAAAAGATCGCTTTCTGTATTTACGACAATATCAGAAAAATCATTCAATACTTTTTTTGTATGTTCTTTCGATTTATTATTCGATAGGAACGAATCAGAATTACCGTTGAAGCATTCAGAAATACATGTTACTTGTGAACCTCGAATTTCCATAAGGCCTCTCGCTGTAGCGAATATAACTGACTGATCAAGCTGAAGAATTGAATTCGAACTTAATGCTACGTCTCTTGAAATAGGCTGCTTCGATTTCCATCCGCCTGTTTCGCTTGGATATAGGGCCCAGATGCCGTCGGTTGTGAATGCGTACATTGGATATTCACCAAACTGACCTGTGCTGAGGGCTTGGGCGGCTGGTACAAGAGAGATGATATTTCCGCTACTTACCTGCTCTACGTTTGCTGCAGTTATGATAAACGGGTTGTTTGCGTTTGATGTTCTTACCTCATTAACCAGATCAAAAGTATTGCTATCAACTTTATTAACGAAAGATTCATATTCTTCCTTTACTGAAGCTTTCCAGTACTCTTCAGATGCTCTGTAATAGTAATACTGTTTTCCATCAGCACGAAGTTTAATATCTACATCAAAAGGTATATATGCATAACAACCATTTAAGAAGCTGTGAAGCTTTAGGTCGAAGTGAATCTTCTTGCAATCTATGGATGGGTCGAATTCTCCAGTGCTCATGTTATACCCATAGCAGAATATGTCAACGGATCTTGCGTCTGCATCTGGATAGAAGAAGAACTGTGGGTAGAAATCCAGATTGAATGTTTCTGCTTTATTTTTTCGAATGAATTGTTTGCCATTATGATTTAGCGTTACAAAGCATTCTACTTTTTTGTGCAGACTATCTTGGTCCCAGTGATTGAATATTCTTTGGAACGCTGAAAGAGAGTTCTGACCACTGTAATAGCTCTTATTGATTCCGGTAAACGTATATCGAGCGTTGTATTGAATCATTGAAGATGGGAGAATCCTATGATGACTATCGTAGTCTTCTTCTAGCACATCTCGATTGTATATAGACTGTAAAGCATACCTTTCAAGAGTTATTGCTTCTCCTGTGCCACCAATACTGTTTGTCTTTAGATCTTCTAAGTTGATAGACTTAAGAAGGTAGAATGAACTTGCACTTCTTATCTGCTCGTTGATGTCAAAAGGCTTAGGCATCTTTACTCTTGCCAATGGACTATATATAAATGGATAATAAAGCCAACTAATAAATCCTCCTACATTTTCATATTCATATTTACCGATTGGCCTATTTCCCTTTGCCCAGAATTGTCCTTCGTTGTTTCCCCTATTTATGTAGTTTGGATAATATTCAAAATCGATACTAGTTTTTTCTAATACATCTCCGAGGGTAGTATTACTTGATCCAATGTTTGAAATGTCACAGACAGATCTTATTTTTTTTGCGTACTTTGGGTATATATATCCGAAAGAATCCGGATTAGTATATTCAATCGTTTTGCATGTCCCTGATTGGTCATAAGTATATATTGGTGAAGAAACGAAAATATCTACGCTGTATATTAAATCTTTCCATAGCAATAGTTTTTCTGGAATATTCTTGATAATATACGCAAGTTGACAACCAACACCACATGCGTCAAGAGACATAGTTCTGTTGGAACAATTATAACTCATAACATGAATGAGAGGATTTTCCTCTGCCGGCATCATCAATACAGGTGCAGACATCTTAGTTACAGATCCATCATACATTCTTAATGCATACCTAACGAAGAATGGTTGACTGAAATATCCATTTTCATGACACCATTTGTCCATCTTCCCAGCAGCTGCCATGGCAGCTGTAGTTACTATATTGTCATCTCCTTCGTTTAATTCAAAAGGACGAGAGGCGCTTGATGGACTTTCTGAGATAGAAGCTGTTGGAAGATTAGACTCAAAGAAATCAAACGTGCTTTCAATATTATCTGTATTTAAATGGTCAAATATTGTATAATTATGAGCAACAAGAGAGAACGCCATGTCAAGTTCTGGTATCTCATCACCAAGGTATGTGTATCTGTCTTCCTTCCATATATAATAGTAAGTTTTGTTTTCTGAATAGAACATCAAAACATTACCTATTGCGAAAATACTTTTAATTTCTATCCCATCGATATCTGAGAATCTTTCTTTAACCAGGAAAGTGTGGCTGCTTAGTTTTTCTATGAACCCATTGGTTACGTCCAATGAGAAGTACATGTGATCACCGTTTTCTTTTCCAAATCTTGCATGCACAATGATGTGATCATAGTCTGTTCCATAATGAGCTTGCATGTAATATGTATCGTACATAGCACTATATGTGTTATTGTCCTTATATTTATTGAATACTACATAGTCAAGCTTAATAAGGCATCTTGGTGAAGTAGATGATGTTATCGTTCCATCCTTGTGAAATGCATTTACAGCAGCAGCGAGCTCACCATCCTTGCATTCGTAGTCGGATGGTGATGTGCTGAGGCCGGAGAGGGGTATTTCTACAATTTTAGTTGGCATAGTGATATGGGATTATTGTTCTTGATTAGTGGACTGGCATGAGGTGCATGAACGCGCTGAGGCCGGAGTGAGGCTGCAGTATTTGTCAATGAGGGAGTCCTTGAGGGGAGGGTTACGGCTGGGGCAGCTGAAGTTGTCGCAACGGGAAGAGTGATATAGACCGATGTACATGGCGCATTGCGCATCATTTTCGAGCGACTGCTGCAGGCGCGTCCTGAGCGAAGAGATTTCTGTCTCGTAGTGTGACCGGATGGTCTCGAGCTTCTCGTTTAGGCGTTTGCATTCTGTATTACGCTCCTCGACGATCCTTCGCCATTCATCGTTAGATGTGGATTCGTTTTTGATGCTTTGCGCCATGTTCTCGAGATCTCGTTTCTGCCGTTCCTGCTTCCTATAAAGGAAGATAGTGGATAGTCCGGTGATGGCAGCTACGATGTAGCCAAGCCAAGATGTGATGATTGTGTCCATTATTGATGAGAATAAATTGATAATTTGTGGCAAAGATATATGGTAAAATAGTGATGGCGGTTTTATTTGTTCACACGCACGGCGAGAGGTGTGAACAAATAAAGGGAATATGCTGATCAAGATGGCTATATTTGCGGCAAAATAAACAGAAAAACGATAAGATATGTCAAATCAAATATCAACAAGGTCAATCAGGCGCAGGAGCCATGTCACACAGGCAGCCCTGGATGCCGGATCAGCTGGTGTGCTTGATAGCGTTCGGTCGAGTCAGTCGATGTATGAGACAGACCACAGGCACATGCCTCTGCTGATGGCCACAGAGCATGACTGGCAGCAGATGCGAAAGTGGAGGCGTGACAGAGAGCGCAACAAGCGTTTCTACTTCGGTGACCAATGGAGTGACATGGTCACTGTGGGTGGACGCACGATGCGTATGGATGACTATCTGAAGGATCAGGGGTCGATCCCACTAAAGACTAACCTGATACGCAGACTTGGAAACAGCGTGATGGGTGTGCAGTTAGGCCAGCGTCTGGAGCCTACCTGCATAGCCCGTGACCGCGATGAGCAGAAGCTTGGTGAGATGATGACCACGGCGCTGGAGTATGTAAGGGATCATAATGATATGGAGCTGCTGGAGATGGAGCAGTTCCAGGAATTTCTGATATCGGGTTTGGCCTTGGTGCGTAAGCGATTCGGATGGAGAGGCGATGAGTATGACGTATGGACTGAGGCGTGCGACCAGCGGTATTTCTTCGTGGACAGTAACATGAAGGATCCGCGTCACAGCGATGTGCGCAGGCTGGGATATATGCACGATTACACATGGGGAGAGTTGGTCCATGAGTTTGCTTTTGGACCTGGAGGACGCAAGATGGTGCGTAGGCTGGAGCAGATATATGAGACAGCGAGGAACAGGGAGACCATCTTCCAGTGCTGTGAGCAGTTCGGGCATAAGCGCCTTGACTCAATAAACTTCCTGGTGCCAAGGGATCCTACGCTGTTCCGCGTCATAGAGGTATGGACGAAGGAGACGAAGGCGAGGTATCGCTGCCACGATGATGCAACGGGTGAGACGTACAGGATCGAGAAGGAGGATTACCGTGAAATGGTGGAGATGGAGAATGAGAAGCGTCTGTCAATGGCTGCTGACCAGGGCATACCGGAGGATGACGTGGCACTGATAGATGCGGAGTGGTTCGTGGATGACTATTGGTATTGTAGGTGGCTGGCTCCTACGGGTGAGGTGCTGAGGGAATATGAGAGTCCATTCAGTCACAAGGGACACCCATACGTCTTCGTGTTCTATCCATTTGTGGATGGCGAGGTGCACAGCTTTGTCTCTGATGTGATAGACCAGCAGATATATGTGAACCGTCTGATCACGATGCAGGACTTCATCATGCGATCGTCTGCCAAGGGCGTGCTGCTTGTTCCGGAGGACTGCATCCCGGACAATATGGATATCAATTCATTCTCTGATGCATGGGCTAAGTTCAATGGCGTGCTGATGATATCAGCGAGAGCAGGATCGAAGATGCCTACGCAAGTGGCACAGAACGCTACGAACATCGGCATTGGGGAATTGCTGAACCTGCAGCTGAAGTTCTTCGAGGATATCTCTGGCGTGCATGGAGCACTGCAGGGAGCTACGCCAACGAGCGGAACATCAGGCAAGCTGTATGAGCAGCAGATGGCCAATGGAGCCACGTCATTGCTTCCGTTGCTACAAAGCTATTCATGGTTTGTCAAGGAGTCGGCAAGGAAAGACGTGGCCAACATACAGCAGTGCTATGACGAGTCGAGGATGATCAATATCGGAGGCAAGTCAGTCTATTATGAGGCATGGAAGATGCAGGAACTGAAGTTCGACCTGAAGATAGGTGAGAGCCAGAACACCACTACCTATCGTCAGATGGCAGACCAGATGCTGCAATCGCTGTTTGAGAAGGGCGTTATCACGGTGCAGGAGCTGCTGAAGCACTGCTCATATCCGATGGCTGATGCACTGCTACAGGATGTCAATGCGAGGATGCAGAGTCAGCAGGATGCGGCAGCTCAACAGGCACAGTCTGGTGTAGGCGGCATGAATGGAGCACCAGTGGATATGAATCCACAGCTACTGGAGGCTGCACAGCGTGAGTCTCGCGCGAATGCAAACATAGATGCAGTCAATATGGCTAAGCAGACACTACAGAATACGCGACAAGTAGCATAGATTTAATAAGGTTAGTGAGTAATTTGCGAAAAAAAGAAGGGAGCCTCGCAGTGATGCGAGACTCCCTTCGGCTATCTGTCGCAGTACCAACGATAGAAAAGTCTCCTGCGCACCTCGCGTACGTTGCGAGGCATGGCGTGTATCCATCGCGTCTTGCTCTTGCGCGACTCGGTGTAATAGAAAGCCTGTCGCATGAGCGTGTTCGGGTTGGTGTAATCCGGTCTGTGCAGGTCACGTGAATGACGCAATCCCTGGCGGTGTGTCTCCTCTATAGATGATGTTACGAGAAGACGATGACCTGTCGATGACGGGATGACGTAGTGACGGTTACCTGTCCGCAGATACTCTGCCTCTGCCCGTATGATGGCAAGGCGAAGCACGAAGTAAGCTCTGATTTTCCTTAATGAGAATGGAGTGTACATATATATAATAAATTATAGAGTTGCCATATTGAAATCAGATGAGGCCATTACCGGCTGTGACTCTGTAAATTCGACGAGCTCGGGTGGCGGCATCTCGTTGAAGCAGATGTGGAGCGTGAATGCCCGTGTCATCAGAAGGTCATCATGGTGGCCATCGGATGCAGCGTAGGATCCATTCTTGGCTCTGACGTATGTACTGTATTCGTCCAATACGCGGATGTCTCGCTCGACATAGAGCTGCTCCCTGACATACACCACAAGACCAGAGATGATGAGAGGCTTGGTTATACGGTTGGTGTGGAATCCGTAACGAACAGGCTGATCCTTGTCCTGCATCTCCTGGTCATTCTGGCGGCGTGCATAGAGGTTGCGGTAGCATCTGCGCAGCACGTTGAGTATGTATCCAGACTGATCACCTTCGAGGCCATTGTCTGATGCGTGTGTCTCGAGCGTATTGCTCTCGATGACGAGAAGGGCGTTGTCGTAGAATGTAGCTATCTGAGCGGCCTTCCATGCCAGGAGATCCATATCTATGTGTCCTCGCCACTGAGCGACGACTTCGGGTCTGCCACCGTCGATCATGTTGAGGCGGTCTATTACCACGATGACTGACCAGTCGGCTGTGCGTCCACGTCCACCTATATCGACTCCTACGACGTAACGGTTTGTGATGCGTGTCTGACGTGCCGCCTCAGGATCCTCCCATGACAGCGGGTATTCCCATATCCACAGCTCTCCCTGCTTGTCCTCGCTGAACTTGAGGTTACGCAGGCATGCAGCATTGCGGTCTGTCTCTCGAAGGTCTGGAAGTGCTTCGCCGTAAAGATCTCCGATGGCCTTGGGAGGACGGCATGCAGGGCGGAACTTGTCGATGTGGTACTGGTCGAAGACGTTGGCTCCTGAGTTGACGAAAGCCTCGATGTCATCACTTGGGTATTCTGCAGCCATACCTTCATGACCGGCAGGAAACTCAGTGCGCTTGAGGATGTACCAAAGTATTCCCTCGAGCGTAGCTCCAAGTTGCCAAAGCCTCCACAGGTATATGCCAGGCTCATGCAGGTTGTCGCTGACGTTGCGGTTCTCGCGGTTGTCATAGAGCCACTCGGCGAACTCAAGCTGAGTGGAAGGGCAACCTGCAGCGTCGAACATGGCCTGCTGAGCAGCTGTGACGATGTTGGTCTGATCACCGCTGCGTGACTTTACGGATAATCTCCTTGTGCTCTTCGGACGTGTTGATTTCATTGGTCCAGAAGATGGCGCAATGAATGACTGCTGGTATCTCTCGATATGGAACCACGGTACGAAGAGAGCTCTGAAGATGGATCTGCCTGCCTTGGCTGCATGGTAGATGGTATAGAAGAAATCGTTCACGCCATTGGCCGTCGATTCATATACTATCAGCGTGTCTGGCTTTGTCTGTACTGATCCGGAGATGTCGCGCACCATCTTCTCAGGATTATTGTTGGGCGTGCAAGGCCAGAAAGCTACCTCAGAGCAATGGACAAGGGCAAAGTTGGAACCACGGAGGGAGTCTGGCTCCTGGGCTGTTCCGATCTGAATGGCACATCCACGTGCAGGAATGAGATGTATGTTCTGCGAATGGCGGTCTGACTTCATCTTTGGCTCCTTGGGGTCGAAAGTCTCGCCTGGTAGGTGCAGCATCTCGACGGGCAGGTTGTCCATGGCACGGCAATACATTGCCTCGATGACAGATGCTGTCTGCTTAACCTGCGCTGCTATGAGCGAGTTTAGGCCAAAGTTGACTATGTTCTGGAGCCATGACATATAGAGCTGTACGGCCGTGGATCCACCGAACTGGCGAGCCTTGAGGAACACGAGACGGATTGGAAGTCCGGCGATTCTCATTTTCTCGAGCTCCCATATCAACTCACGCTGCGGGTATGTAAGTACGAAACGGATATATGGACCGCCGTCCTTGTTCTCAATGAACACATAGCTGGCGGCATAGTATGGGAAATCATACCGGCATCTGACATAGTCGAATAGACGCTGCACGAAGATGCAATTCTCCTCGAAGTCGAGGCCAGAGGTATCAATGCCACGTCGCTGCATCTTGACCCACTCCTGCTGGACAAGAGCCTCGACGCTGCGAGCACGGAAAAGTTGACGCGCCCATGGGTCATGCATCATCGGCTCAGGAACCCACATCTCTTCTATGCTGAGGCCGGAGACACGCACATGATGCCGGGGGCCGATGCTGCCACGACCGCTGTAGGGATTGAATGGAGCGCGTAGCTGTGCCTGTCTGCGGTCGTTCTCGCGTACTATTATCTCAGCATTAGTCATGACGCTGGCAGTCGTATATTGGTAATAGGATCAATGAAGCGATGATTGATGCGATGAAGCAAAGTATATGAAACGATGCTGCAAACCTGCCTAACATTAGCTGCATCACTGTCATGACAAAGATTGTGGTGATGATGCGAATGCGATGCTTAGAGTAAATGAATACGAAACCTGAAGCAGCATAGAGCACACCGCTGAGGCCAGCCACAGGCATGGAGTCAAGATTAGGCATGACCAATGCGATGACGAAGCATAGCGCCCACATGAGCGGAGTCATGAACTTAGCCCTATAAGACATGTCGAGCAGGAACCATGCATTGCACATAAGATGCAACAAAGAGACGTGCATGAACATATACGAAAGGTGATGTATTGACAAGAAAGCGTCTGAATCGTATAGACAAAAGGATGAAGGATCGATTACAGCCATGTACGATACGATCATCACTGATATAATTGCGAGCGATAAAGTTTTCATTATTTCTTATGAGGTCTTATATGTGATGCGTGCATACGGAGTCTCTGCATGATCCTGTTGCATCGCTTCTGCTGAAGAATGAATTTCTGGGCGCTGCATGGTGTTATAAAGAACTGAGGGGCAGGAGTGGAGCAAGCAATGCATACCTGCTCGAATCGTGACATATCGGGATTCTGGTCACGTACACGGCAGAATACATCATACAGGCTGAGCAGCATGTCACGGTATATGGTGTTTTCTGTCTTGCTCTTGTAGCACCTGTGTCCTGTGGCTATCTTATCTATAGGTATGCCTCTGTCGATCATGTTGATCATATCGCGTGCTCTCTCCTCAGATATCCAGTATCTGGAGCATGGACGAAGAACGACGCGACGGTAGATGTCTCGTTTGCGAACAATGGCAGCGTCAGCTAATTCCTGCAGGTATGCCTCATACAGTTCCTTGTTGCGTTGTGTGATGTAGATGATGTTGTTACCTTTATGCTTCATAGCACTGTTAGGTGTAAAAGTTGGATGGCGCTGCAAAGATAACTAAAATGGTGAACAAATAAGTTACTACGACGGTGAAAAATGTCTATTTTTGCGGAAAAAATAAGATAAAAGTCTATATTTATGGCTGAAAATCAAAACACAGAAAATATGGAGCAGGAGATACCTGCACAGGCTGAGGCTCCTGTTGAGGCCAAGCCAACGATGCGTCAGCAGCTGCGCGAGAGATTTAAGAAGGATTATCCTGAAGATGACTATGAAACTGACGATGACGGAGAGCGTCTCGGCGGCAGGATCATGTCACGCCTGGATGAGAACGACAAGCGTCTGCAGCACTATCGTGAGAATGATGACAAGCTGAAGGAGATGTTTACTGCGAATCCTGCCACTGCCCGGTTCTTCACCAGGTGGGGCGCTGGCGATGATCCGGTGAACCTGCTTGCTGAGGTATTCGGTGATAAGCTGAAGGAGACCGTAGAGAGTCCTGATGCTGAGGAGAGGATGAAGACAGGCCTTCAGAAATACTTCGATGGCATCAAGAAGAGCAATGAGGCCGATGCTGAGTTTCAGAAAAACCGTGACGCTACGCTGGCCATGCTTGATGATGATGAGGCCAATGGCGGTAACTATGAGGAGAACCAGAAAGCGCTGGATCTGCTGACACAGATATGCGTGGATATGGCAGTTGGCAAGGTAAGCAAAGAGACCCTGAAGATGGCCAAGAATGCGCTGAACTATGACAGCAATATCAAGAATGCGCGAGAAGAGGGTATTGCCACTGGTCGCAATGAGCGTTACCAGGAGAAGCTCAGGCAGCGCGCGAAGGGTGACGGCCAACCGGCATCAGGCAGTGGTGAAAGCCAGCGAAAGAGCCCTGACGTGCAGATGACCTCTCAGGAGAGGATGGGCAGGCGCAGCGCATGGGACACTGAGGAGAGGCGAGAGACCTGGTGATAACAGACAACAAACAAAAATTAAATATTAACAACAAACAAAAACAAAAGAAAGATGAAAAAGATCTGTAATTTCTTTCAGCAGCACTTCTCGATGGTGCTCATGATGATTACTATGTTCTTTGGTGGTAGCGACGTGATCCTCGCTGCTGCCGGTGCTGGCACTGCAGACAATGCAGCTGCTGAGGACAGCGGTATCGATACCCTCGGTGGCGAGGAGGAGATAGCCGACGAAGAGTGGATCCAGAAGCACGTTGAGGCTGAGATCACCAAGATCTCACCCATGTCAACTCCATTCCTGCAGATATCGAACTATGCGCAGAAGGGCAAGGCTGACAGTCAGGTGATCAAGTATTACTCGATGGGCACTCGCCCACTGAAGACTACGCTGGCAGGTGATGGTATCGCTGTTGCCACCGGCACTACCGACCGCGTGCAGCTCGAGCCTACCGACTCAGGTATCTTCACCGTCGATGACACCATTTTGGTGCAGGGCGTGATGGGCTATGAGGCAGATGGCGACACACGATCAACTACGCAGGAGCTCGTCCTCTCGGTCTGCGCCGTGGATGATAATACCGGCAAGTTCTCAGTCTATGCTGTCAATGGCAAGAAGAACACTGCAGGTGAGAACATCCTGTGGCCTGCTATCGAGGCCGGCACTACTCTGGTGCGAATGGGTAAGGCATGCTCTGAGCAGGACGTTCAGACCGGTCGTTATTATGGTCTGCCTGATGCTGAGGAGCAGTATTGCCAGAACTTCATGATCCAGGTTGAGGCTTCGACCTTCAGCAAGATGACCAAGCGTGAGGTGAACTGGACCTTCAGTGACGTGGAGGAGCAGGCTGTGGCCGACTGCAAGCTTACCCAGGAGATGTCATTCCTCTTCGGTGCAAAGGCCAAGCACAAGCATCGTGCCAAGGGTGGTGATATCGTATATTTCACAGGTGGTGTATGGAATATGGCAGGCAAGCAGACTGACCTCGGCACTTACAACTCATCTACCCAGGATACTACCGTCACTGACAAGCAGCTCGTGGATATGCTTCAGTTCCTCTATGCCAATACCGGCATTGGTGGCAAGGAGAAGGTTGTCTTCGCTGGCTCAAAGTTCCTCGCAGCTCTCGCCAAGATTGACTCATCATCAAAGATCATCCAGCGCCAGTCTGCTACGAAGTGGCAGCTTGAGTTCTCCGGCTTCCGTTCTAACTTTGGTTCTATCCTTGTGGTACTTGACGAGCAGCTGGACCTCGCAGGCAAGAGCGACTGGGCTTTCGCTACCGATCCTGACTACATGAAGAAGCGTACCTTCAAGAGCTGGTCTCGCTCAATCTATGATATGAAGGAGCTGGCTATCCGCAACACTGAGGCTGTGGTCATCCAGGAGGTCTGTTGTATGTTCCTCGTGCATAAGAATGCACATGCTCGTCTGCATCTGGCAGGTGCTACTCCTATCACCAAGAAGGATGGCTCAATAGCAGAGGGCTCGCTTAACATGCAGAACACAAAGGCTGCATAAGGGTTCTTCATTATAATATATTGTGTGTGTGGCATCCGGGCTGTTGCTTAGGCAGCGGTTCGGATGTTTCGTTAATAAGAGGCAGATATGAAAAAGAGATATATAGCAGGATGTGAGATAAGGGTTGTGATAGGAGAGAGGGGCTTTTCGTTCTCGCCTATCAGTGGAGGGCGTAGCGAATATATAACAGATGATGAGCATGAGCAGGACATGCTGGAGAATCATCCGTATTTCGGGTGTCAGTATCGTGAGGATGTGACGCTTCATATCGAGGAGCGAGAGCGTGCTGAGGCCGCGGAGGAACGGACCAGGAAGATACGTGAGCGACAGGCAGAGCTGGAGCGCGTCAAGCTTGAAGAGATGAAACGTGCCACAGCACCACGCGAGAATACCGGTGAAGAACAGAAGGTATCTGAGACGAATGTGCCAATCAAGGAGGTAGATGTGACGGATGATGGATTCACTATAGTGGAGGTGCAGTCTGCATCTGATGCCAGGAACTATCTGTACTCTAAGTTCGGGATCCAGAAGACGAGAATGCTGAAGCGTGATGCGCTGATAGATCGCGCGAGGGAATGTATGGTAGTGTTCAGGGGAAAGGATTTCTGATAAAAAATCGAGAGAGACGGCCTTCACAGGTGGTCTCTCTCTTTATCAATAGATAAAACGACTTATAGTTACTTTATTTCAAAATTATACTCTCTGCCGATATAGTTACAAAACGATCCATCATCGAGGACAAAATGGTACTTCTTAAGCACATCGAGAATGTGAGGAGCAATAGTTCCATTCGCTACACATGTACCATAGTGTTTTAATTTGACATAATATTTGCATTTGCAACTCATCTTACCTCCAGAAGCAAGGAAAGATGCTATTTCCATTATTGAACTATCTAATTTGATTGCAGCTCTCTCTTCTGGAGAAATCATTGCTCCGACAGACTTCAAAAGGTCGAGAATCTCCGAATCGTTGTTGGCGATAGCTTTGCGTCTGTAAGAGTCTATCATATTGTATAGCTTATCCTTCTTATGAAGTGACAAATAATCACCTCCGCTGTCACGGAATGCTGTTACCTTGCAGATAAACTCATTTCGGTAGTCCTGTAACGTCATACCTTTAACCTGATACGATAGACCGTACTTAGCCAATTCGTCATTGACAAACTTAACGAGTTGTGGAGTCTTGCACTTGGACCATGTGGACATGCAGACGTAACATCTGTATTCTACATCCTCACTCATCACATTTCCGTTATTCTTCTTTGCTTGAGGAATGCATCTGTTCTCTGCAAGCCACTCAGAAAACATCTTTTTGTTTTCCTCGGTCACTTCTTTAACTGAGCGATATCCTATCTCTCGCATCCGGATGCCGTATTTACGATCAGCGTTAATCTCACGTCTGATAAAACTATATACATCTGACGGGAGTTCGTTAATGGATCTCACGCGACCGTCCTTGTGTATCTCCTCAAAACGCTCCATCATAAGTTTAGCAGAATCACCCAGCTCTATGTACCCTGCTTGCTTCACTCTTGACCACAGCCCACGCTCTTTCAGCTCGTCTTTATGGACGCTTATCCACTGACGGTTCTTAGGCGATAGTTCTCCTATCTTGGAATACTCATCCTCTATCTTCTCAAGCCGAATCTCAAGTGGAGCGAGAATACGCATGTGTATTCCCATCTCATTCAACATACGCTGCTGATCTGTAGTGCATTTGTCATACTTAGTTGCTATTTGGATGCGCCAGTTGCGGATATAACGGTCAGGGCAATTCTTAAACACCGTCATACCTCTTTTTTTTCCAAACTCTAAATGTTCGTCAAAATACTTTTTGGCGTATTGGTAACCAGCCTCAAAGGTATATGGGATATCTGTTTTTAGTCCGGCATTATACAGCTCTATAGCAATTTCGAGGTGACTCATCTTGTATTCGGTCGTTTTTATCTTTCGGATAAACGCGGAAATATCTCCGTGTCCCTTGGAATACTTATTGATATCCTCACCATTAGATATAGCCTTTCGCAGAATGTCCATCACTTCTTCATCAGTCATTACGTGGATAATCATCTCGTTCTTGACTTTCTCTGATCTTTCGGCGGTAAGTCTCCCGAGGTTGAATTCTGAAATCTGATAATGCACCCATACTCCTATCTCTTTGTCTGTCGATGATGGTATCTTTCCGTGATGTTCTTTTTTCCAGTCAAGGAACACCTGGAACTTCTCGTCCCACGAAAGACGTGGGAACGCCTCCATAGGGAGCATTATACCGATGTTCCTGAGCCTCTGTATTACATCTTCAAATCGATTTCTTCTGTTAGATCGGAGGAGGTCGCGGAACCAAGCTGCCTCTGGACAAGAATTGTATAAAACCGTGCCATTCTCTGCTACCCACGCAAGCATCCTCTCAATATGCACCTCAATGTCTTCGCCGCGAGTTATTATCTCACGCTCCATCTGCTCATAGAATAATCTGATGTCCCTGCACTCGTCAATCACCTTGAATGGAAATCCATCGCTCTCGCTTTTTTCCTTCTCTTCGCTATATGAACCATCTGAAAAGGTGTATTTGCTGTCGTAGCGTATAATATCCATGTTATTCACAAGGTCAAGGACTACAGGATTATTGTCCTTATTATCAGCTGTGAGGCACCTGCCTACCTGCTGCTCTATTATAATACGAGATATGGTGGAACGCAGCATGACGATACCATCGACACGCGGGACATGTATTCCCTCGTTGAGCATATTAACTGATATGGCTACCTTGATCCCGTCATAGTCATCTTCTTGGAACATAGCCATGTGTTCCTGTATCCTCTCGTTGGTGTAGTCGATATGATAGAACATGACCCGATTAAATCCTGCACCAGACAGCCACTTACCGATAAGAAAACGAGACTCCTCGGCGTTACATACCTTGGAACAAAAGACTATTATACGCTTCATATCCCTGCGGAAATACTTGCGCATAATTCCAGATACGCCACTTGCCTTGTCCCACGAATCCTTGATTCCAGACAGGTGTCTTGTTTTGTCGTTCTTCCAATCGATAGAGTTATTTGAGGCGTTTATCTTGTCAGACATCTTCTTCACCTCTTCGCTCGTCAAATACAAAGCACTTATATAGGTAGGGTTTGGAAGGATACCCCTGTCAATGGCATCCTTTAAGTTGATGTACGATACGATGTTTCCGTCAAACAGCTCATCAGCCATATTCCTATTGTCGTCAAGGTATCTGACATGAGTTGCTGACAATCCCAACAGATTCGCCTCTTTGTTCGCTTCGAGAAGTCTGTCAACTCCCTTGCTCCATTCAGGAGCTCCTGCCCGGTGGAACTCATCTAACACAATAAGGTCATACGTTTTTGGCTGTAAGTTATACAACATACTCATATATGTGCAGAACTCAGCGTTAGGCATCCACTTTCGCGTCTCGTCTAATACAAAATTGTTTGGAGCGAGAACAAGTACCTTGTCATACACAGATGCCACCTCTGCAGCCACAAGCGACTTACCTGTACCTGTGGCGTGTACAACGGCTGCCTTACGGTTGCCGTCTGAATAGTGTTTGCGTACAGCATCGACTGCTTTCTGGTTGTGAGGGAATAGTTTCATAATGGTTTTATGTTTACGTGAATCTCGTATTGGCCCTGTATCTGATCGAGTGTAACAAGACTGAGCAATTCATATAGGTTACACATCTCGATGATTGTCTCGTATGATGTGTTTGTCTTCTTATTAATATCTATTTCCATTTTGATTCTATTCTTGTTTTTCGTAAAACTTACCTTTACAATATTTCCACGAATCCCCGATGGTGTTATCTTCATCGGTGTAGAACTTGCGGCTGTTGCAGTAGTGGATATACTTCGGGCTGTCGTCCTCTGGGTAGTGGAGCAATCGTATGTGTTTACATCCTTTGCAGTTCATAACAATTTGAATTTATCTCCATACTTGCGCACCTTTCGATGCACCACCACCCACGCTCTTGCGATGCGGTGGTATCTGTGCCACGAGGGGTAGGTCACCACACCATCATTGCTATTGTCACCGTCCACTTGATGAGGTTGAGGAAGAGATAGCACTCCCCGAACCATCCATCATAACTGATACAGGCTCCAATGGAGTAATCGCCTTTGATCATCTTCTTGACGGAGACACCGAAATATCTTGGGCATTTTCCGTCAAGGACGTCTTGGAGGGAATCGTTGTTTTGACTCTCGTTATATTCTTTCATAACTCACTCATATTATATCAACTTACCGCAGGGAGTCCCATCGTCAGCCCAGACGAAATCTTTGACCATCTCGTCAAAACAGCGCTCATTACCATCTTCGTCATCCCCGATAAGGACACCATCCTTGCAGATAGTGTTAATGGCATAGTATTCTTCGTAATCCTTAAAGCGGAGATGCACCCACGCGCCGTGCTTTCGGATTGCCTCATACATCTCTTTAGAATTCTCAAAGGGAACATACTTTGGCTCTGGTTTTATGCGGTAATCCATATCGTCAAAGATTTCTGATTCGTTGTCAGACCAATCTTGCCATCCATCATGACTTTCAAAAAATTGTATATTCTTTCCTTCTGAATATGCCTGTAATATTTCTGCCAATTCTTTTGCTTTCTCTCTTGTCATATTGTTTATTTGTTGTAAAAAAAACTCACCAGAGGGCATCGCCACACACGGATTCTTCTGCCAGCGGGCGCCGGAGCCTTCTTAAAAGCCGTACAGTACCATTAATGCTAAAAAAATTTCTTCGTTATCTTTTTCTGTTATGTAATATGATTCTTTATTGCTAAAAGTAAAGCAAACTGACTCTTTTTCTTTATAAATACAATGCTTGATACTTGTTGCTTGATGCAAGTCTAATACAGTATATATATTACTTTCATTCGAATTGTCAAACGTTACTTTTCCTGACTTCCAGATGTCTGAAATAATCATTTTTACATCTTCGTTAATTAAGTTTTCATCTTTGTCTAAGAAAAGATAAATGCGGTTACGTAGATAAGCACAAGAATCTGATTTGCTAAATTGATCGATTATCTTAGTCACAGTTTTATAGCTACATTTACACATTAACCTACTTATCTCTGAAAACAAGTCAAGAATTTTTGTAGCATATCGTGACATTGTTTCTTTTTCATCTTTCTTTAACTTTTCAATATCTTCATATAGATCATCATTGTATTTCGCCCAAATGATTGTTTCGCATTTACTTATCATTGTTGATGATAGTTCTTTGCAACACTTGATTTTATCAAATTGATAATAGTCTTTATACCAAATAAAAGCTTCTTTTTCGTTGAGAAATACTATAGATGATATACAATAAACTAATTCTTTGTCACTTCCGATCCACATTCGAATATCATATTTCTTCAATAATTCGAAACCATTGTCCCGAATGATTTGTTCTAAAGTCGTAATCATTGCCGTTAGTTTTTTTATAATGTACAAATTGTTATCTTGTCTTTGAATATAAGAGGCTTTGCTAGCTGTCGCTGTCTCACTTCGAAAGGAGCTGGCTGCACGAATGCACGTTGTCTGTACCTCCTTCTGAGGCCTTCTTCTTTTTCTTCTCAGCCTTTCGTGCGGCAATCTGCTGCTGCTTCTGCTTGGCCATCTTTGCGAAGTTAGGCTGATGGTTGTTCTTTCTCTGTCGCTCCTTCTCGCGTTCAATCTCGCGCCTCTTACGCTGCGTCTCACGTCCACGAGCCAGGCATTCACACTGACGTGCATAGCGTATCTCTGCGCGCTTCTTGGCTTCCTTATCGCGCTGTATCTGGTCGAGGAGCTCCTGTCGCTCCTCCTCACGCAGCTTAAGCAGGTCATGCCTTGTGGTCTTTCGCAGTCTCTTGATCTCTGCATCGATGAGATGTATGCGTGTCTCCGGGCAAGATCGTGCGCGGAAGTCCTTCTCGAGATCTACAAGACAGGTGATGACCTGCTCTGCCTGAGATGGGGAGCATGTCTTGACGTAGGTCATCAGCGTGGTGTTGATGAACTCGATAGCCTCCTTCGTATGGTGCATGGCTTCGCACATGGCAGGAGCAAGGAGCTGATGGTTGCCGGTATATTCATAGCAGATCTGCGTATATTCGCTGTTGATAGGTATGGAACCCAGGAACAGGACGGTAGCGCCAGGATATGATCGTTTTATGGAATCGCGCATAGCCTTGATCGTCTCGCTGAGAGGCATGTTCTGACCTATCTCGCGCGATATATCTTCGTCAGAAAGTTTCAATAGGCGTTCACGCTCTTCATCACGCTCACGGGATCTGTTCTGGGCTATTAACTGCTGCGCAGAAGGAACCATTCCCTGTATGGGACCACGGCTGACCGCATTCTGGAAGAATATTGATGCTTCTTTGTTCATATACTGCGTTTTTTGCTGTTGTAACGATGGTCTGCATATCTGAACGCCTGCCTTAGAATAAGGCTCTCTATAGGATGCCAGAATATGGATGGTCTGTCGTTGATGACGTAGTACCAGCAGCAGTTAGTCTCATCATATTCCTTACGGCAAGGCAGTGCTGTCTGCCCTGTGGATGGCATGTTCCATTGGTGAAGCATAGCCATGGTGCTGGGCGTGCATGGCTGGAAGCCGAAGCAGTGGTAAGTGGGGTCGTAGAGTATGGGCGAAAGGATGGGTCGCTCGCGGTATGTGGTGAGATCCGGATTGATGGCGAAAGCAAATGGCCCTCCTGCCTTATATACCAGGCAGTAATATGGATTGGTATTGTAGTCAGGATCGTCGGAGTAAAACTGCATGCTTCGCGTTTCGACCACGTTCTTTCGGATGAAGCTGTAGATGTGCTGTGAGATGGTGATGCCTGCATTGCTAACAGGCCACTCTCCATGCTTGTCAGGCACGGTGCTGTCACCCTCCACTATGATGTAACTGAGGTTCCGGCTGACAATTGAGCCTATGGCCATCATGATCCTCTCATACAGGTTGGAGATCCGGCCACGGATGTGTAACGGTGTATGCATGGTCAGGAGTGTATGTAGTGACGGTTTGGATTATAGTCGGACGGGAGAGGCACGCGGGAGCGGAAGCTGTAGATGCCCACGTCCTTGGCTGCGCCGGCAGAAAGATGCACAGAGGTGTTGATGTAATTCTGCGCGAGCTGACGCGACTCGAAGATGTAAGAGCAGAGCTGGCATACCTGAGGCCTGCGACCGTCGAGGATGCGGAGAGCCACGAAATAATACTTACGGCCAAACAGGTGGTCGAGGATGAGCTGTGGTAGTGACTTTTTCATTGCTTTATGAGTTTGGATCTTGTTAGTGCTATGAGTGCTGCATCACGCTCCTCCTGGTTGGAGCGGTTCTGATGCTCATTGTCGAGGCTGATGCCTCTGGCCGATATGGTCAAGAGCAACTGCTCGTGCGAAATCTTGCCGCTGTTCTTAGATCCCCATATCTTTCCCAGTGGGAGCACCTCCTCGAAAGGGATGCCGTATTTCTTGCAAAGAGTAACGAGCAGTATGCCTACCTCGTGGCAACGGCCTACGGAGTATCCCTTCTTGGCTGCCACGCTGGGTCTGTCCTTGAGACCGGTATGCCAATTGGTGGTGGTCTTGTGCGATGCCTCGATGAAGACTTTGATGAGGCCAAGCCCATTGCTCGTTATGAGCCATTCCATGAGCTCTATGGGGTCTTTGGTGGTGAGACGCATTACAGTGCTGTTGGAGTCGATCTCTGCCACTCCACACTGCTCCACGTCTGGATCTATGGCTATGTACAGGATGGGTGATTGCGGTTCGTTCATATCAGTTGTATGATTTGAGATTGTTCTGCCAATCCTCTCTGTATCTGTTGTACTTGAGTTTGGCGAATGCATGAGTGAGCAGGTCGAACTGCAGGTGAGCGGCCCACTCGAAGAGGAAGATAGTGGCCATGCGCAGCCTTCTGTCGAGCGACTCCTTGCGCCAGCTCAGTATCTCAATGAGGTCGAATGCGGCGCAAGGGAAGGTCTTCATCCTTATCATCTGCGAGAAAGACTTCTGTAGTGAAGTGGATGGCGTAGGCTTGATGCCACGCAGCTCCATCAGATTTAGGATGCGCAGCAGGATGTCTGATATCTCGTCAGATACGGTATTCTTGATGTGCACCTCGAATGAATATCTGTACAGACCTGGGTTAGTCTCGTATTGCTCGACCTTGGAAATCGTCAGAGGATCCGCGGGGCCTGCTCCCTGCTGGTCTGCATGGATGGCCTCGCCTATCTCAGAGATGATGAATGCCAGGTAGTGCTGGTCGCTGAGCTTCGGGTCTGCCCATCCTGCCTCCTTCATCATGGCGTGATGCGTGTGGCTGAGGGTCTCGAGCTGCTCAAAGTCAATCGCCTTCATACCTGCGTCCTGATCCATAGATTCGTTTCATCGATTCTTCATGATTCACATAGCTGGCAAGGCTTGCGTTGGCAATGTCGTTGAGGCAGTCGATGACAGGGCGGTGAATGGCATTCTCCTCCTTGTCCCACTCTACGAGGTGTGCTATCGTCACGACGACTTTGAACAGACGGATCGTGATGTTCTGTACGGCCCCTCTTGCCCATTGGTTCCTGCATCCTGACTCAGCGTAGCTTGTAGCTGCCTGATGCAGCTGCATGATACCGTCGATAGTAAGGAGTTTGGTGTAATCGCTGATACGGTGACCCTGCTCTCTCTCGAAACGGAGTACGAGCTCTGTGATAGAATCCTGCTGCTCGATATTGTTGTCCATTGTTTATGATGTTTTATTGGTGACTTTTATTCCCAGGTCTCTGGCTCGTACCTCGAGGTGAGGCCGCCGGTTGGTTTGCTGGTTGTAATATATAATTTTGCAGTTGTTAGGCTCACGGATGTATCCGTACCTGCTCTGCAGGTAACTTACGAACATAAACCTCTTCTTGTAAGGAGGCGTTTTTCCGCTGTTGCCGTAGTATATGGCATCCATACCCATCTGCTTTCGTAGGTGGTCAATGTGCTGACGGTGCTGCCTTGTCAGGATGGCTTGCTCGTGGCTTACTGAGATGTCGTATGCTTTGGTCAATCCAAGCACACGGGCATGATTGATCATCGCCCTCATCTGCAGGTCGGGCATGTGCTGCCTCATGATCTTCAATGCTTGGCTGCAGGTGTAAACAGGGTATATCTCTATGAGGAGTCGTTTGCGCTCCTCAGTCCATACAGCGCTGCGGCATGGAGTCAGATGCATTCGCTTGACAGCAAGATCTCTGACAGCGTTGTACTTGAGCCCCATTTCCTTGGCAATCCTGGATATTGGCACCTTACCCCACTTGCTGCGTATGTACTCGAGCTGTTGCTCGTCGTATTTCGTTCTCATTTCTTCTGCGACATGATGAAATCAGTAATTGACCCAGAGATGCCCATCTTCTTTCGGAACTCGTCGGCTGAGGCCTTGGCATCTACGTTAGGCATGGTTACAGGAGGCCTGTATGGAGGAGGCTGCCCGGATGCCTTTGGCTTACCCTTGCGCACCTGCTGCGGATTGAGGCGGCGGTCTGCCCACTTGTCAACCTTCCTGCGCCAGTCGCTGATCGGCTCGCCGTGTATCTTCCATCCCGTCTCGCTGTAGTACCGGCAGAACTCGTCGGCATTGACCAGGGTGTCCCACTGATGCTGTGTGATGTATGTCCTTACGTCGTCGATGGTTGGTGGCCAGTGCTGCTGCTCCTGTGGCGTGGCCTCTGCTATGAGGCGATAGTCAGTGAGGGTGACGCTGCGGCCGGTGCGGGCACACAGGTCAAGGTATCTGCGCTGTATCGAAGGAGATGTGATGACGTATGGAGCATCCGGAATGGTTGTGAAGAGCCCCGTGCGGTAGCATGCTGCCAATGCCTCGTGTACGAACATGGACTTGCAGCGTAGCGTCACGGCTATGTCTGTCACTACCTCGTCTGTGATGATTAGGTAGTATCCTCCTTCAGATGAATATACCCTGCTCAGCAGCAGCACATATACCATTGCGCTGAGGCCTCCCTGGCTGGCTATGAGCTGACGGATGCGAGGGTCTGAGCAGAAGCCTACGTCGAGCTCGAATGTGGATAGGCTTTGGTTCATCGTTGATGGTAGTGATTAGAAGTAGTCCTGCACGTTCTTGGATAGCGCCATGAGCTGGCGTGAGTCGTAGTAGATGGATCCTCCGCGCTTGATCTTCTCGATCTTGCCGGCCTCTACCCAGCGCTCAATCGACTTGCGGCCGAACTCATGCCAAGCACGGCTCTGGTTTATCTGTGCAGGCATGGTGCGTAGGCGGTCCATCGTCAGCGCTATGGATGCACCGAGCATATCCATATAGCGGGCAAGTGGTATGACGGTGTCATTGCCAAGGGTTACTGTTTCTTGTAGCATAGTTATTGCGGTGTTTGATGTCCTTCTGTGTCTGTAGTGCAGCATCGTGGCTCCACCGGGACTCGAACCCGGATCAAAGGTTTAGGAAACCTACGTTCTATCCATTGAACTATGGAACCTGTAAGGCAAGTGGTCCCAGTAGGGCTTGAACCTACGACCCACGGATTATGAGTCCGCTGCTCTGACCGACTGAGCTATGGGACCAGGTAACATCGCCTGCCTCGCGGCTGTCGATGCATCTCAACAATCTAACTGATTGTTACCTTTAATGAAAGCCTTATTTACCTATGGGCCACCGGCAGGGCTCGAACCTGCATTGAAACGAACAAGAGAGTCTCTGCAAAATCGCCTCATTGCATCCGTAGATAATCCTATAACAGAATTCACAAAAAAAATGAGTCTCTCTTTCGCATGGATAACATTCACCATTCTGTCACGATGGCCTTTATCTTTAGCTCCTGCGAAAGATACCGCTGCGGTGCTGTCAGACTATCCAACGGCAACCTGGCTTTGGCCGGTCACCTTGATTGGCAAGCCAGACCCTTTGTGCCACAATCCTGAGGGCAGCTGCCTACTGGTGTGCGGTAGGCGAGCCACAGACAGGAAGCAGCCGGGCTTGATCTGCGGGTATCGGTGAGCAGGAGAATGCTGCATCCCAGATGTCAAAGAACATGTTTGCCCCGGATTGAGGATTCGAACCTCCACCATTCAGGCTGACAGAGCCACAGCCTGCGCTCTTCCGTTGAGCTACTCCGGGTAGTGTGTGGGCTATCACGCTGCCCACGGGCGTTAACTCATCGACTTGAGTATGAGCATCAGCTCCTCGTCAGGTATCTCGAACACATGATGCTTGCCTTCGAGGTGGAGCTGCATGAGATCGTCTGCGCGCACACAACAGACCGACATGGAGTCGATATAGACGAACTCGCGCATCCGGATGACGGTCTTGAACTTCTGCAGGAACGGATGCCATGCGTAGATGGCCCCTGACTGTGTGGTGCGCGAATCATATCCTCTGATGCTGAGCCAACGCCGCACATGGAAGTCGTTATATCCGTCGTAGAATATATACCTTGTCTCGAGGCTGTTGTTACTTGTTTGTTTCATTGCTGTAGAATGGATGTTGGTGAAGGGTTATGCGCAGCGCGTCATACAGGTTCCGCTTCTCGATGCAAGACAACCTTTCGTATGTCGTATCCCTTTCGACACCTGAGTTGAATGATGAGCTTCCGAAGAGATGACATTTCAGCCGGAAGCTGAAGTTGTTCCTGCTGATGTGGATGCCTATCACGTTCCATTGGCACATGCCGAGGCTTATCGCTACTCCTGACATGGTCCGGTGGATGGGCTTTGTATCGTCGAGGCCTGGATCTTCTGACTTGAGCAGCTCCACGATGTTCTTGATTGTGGGTATTCTGGCAGGGATATTCATAGCGTAATGATGTTATGCGGCTTCTCCGTAGGCGTGTGCGAGGCGGTTGAGCCTCCATCCCCACAATGCGAATGCGAGGATGACGATCTGCTGATCCATGAATGGTGTGAACAGCATAGGGATGCATGAGAGGTAGAAGAGGTGACGGGCGCGGCGCTTCTGTGCGGGCGAAAGTTCTGGGCGTTTCATAAGGATACGGATTAGTTGTTAGATTGTTTTTGGATAGATCAGATGCTTGATAGCTGACACTCTGTCGATGTGCTGCTGGTTGCAGATGTCCCATATCTGTTCTTCTAACCATTGCTTGGCTCTCTTCTCGAAATAGCACAGCTCAAGGCTGTCCTTGTGAAAGCTCTTGATGGCCTTCTTGAACCTTCCTGTCTGTGATGCTGCATAGAGGATGCTGATGCGTGAGGTGTCGGCCTTGTTGAGCATATCTGTGATGCTCTTCTCGATGTTGGTCTCTTTCTTCGATGCAAATCCGAAGGTGACGTAATACTCCTTCTCCTGGAAGATAGGTAGTGTCGGCACGTATGCACAGCTTATCGTGATGTTGCGATCGTCGCTGTAGAGTACGATAGACTCCTCGTCCTCGATGAAGTACGGAGCGTACTTTGGTGTTTTGGCTGAATTTGCCATATTGCTGCCCTTTATTTTAAGTTAATATAGTTAAAAAGCGCGTAATGCGCGATTTTTATTACTTAAAATTTGGAATTTTGGAGAAAAGACTGTATATTTGCAGCGCATTTCACTTAATTCACGGTGCAAAGATAGGGAAAAATGCAACATACTCCAAATCTTTTGCCGAGAAAAATACTACAATTAAGATTACTTAACGATTTTAAGTTAAAATCGAACTAAAAATGCACAATTATGGAGAGAACAATTAGACAGAGAGTATCTGACTTCTGCAAATCGCAGAGAATTAGTCAGCGCGAGTTCGAGCGAAGAATTGGCGCTGCAAATGGATTTGTGAATAGTATATCGAAAGGAATTGGCGCAGAGAAGATGTCAACGATTAGAAAAGTATTCCCTGCACTAAATCCTACTTGGCTTTTATATGGTGAGGGAGAAATGCTACAGTCTCCTACAGCAAACGTAGCGACAATAGATACGAACATTGGGACCTTTAACCAGGGAACCAACGTAAACATGGGCGATAGTTCCGAGGAAAAAGGTCTATACAAGAAGATCGTAGATCTTCTGGAGCAGCAGGTCAAGCAGCTGAAGGAAGAGAAAGAGGCCTTCCTCCGCAGGCATGGTTGTGCCAGCTATGACGAGATAGACAAGAAGATTGAGTCACTGAAATAAAAATGTAATCAATCATGACTGGTTTATTGATTCCAATTTGTTTTTTCCTTGTTTTATTAGTACTTGAAAGAAATCATTGGCTAAAAGAGTCAAAAAATGATATTAAATTTTTAGAGTGTAAAATAAAGGAACTTGAAACTAAAAACTCAAATATAAAAGATTCAATAGTTAGTTACTTATTAGAAAACATTGACGAAAATAAGTATTTGACCAATGATCCAGATTTGTATTATTCTATTTGGATAGATGAATATAAAAAATCAGGTGAACAGGAGTCTTATTTCTTTCTAGAATTTAGTAAGACTCTTTTTTATCATGATATAAGATTCAGTGAATATAAAGAAAGATTACTCAATGACTGATTAAGCGAAGAAGAGTACGAAGAATACTGGTATAAGATGTCTTCTGTTAACGCTCAAATTGTACATTTTAGAAAATTAATAGAAAATTTGATATATCACAAATTTTGATTCGTTTACCAAGCCATCTGTAAATTGTTGCAAATCAGCGAAAGAATTGATGCGGCTCAGGCCGCTTGCGAAAATTGATGTAAATTATTTATAAATCAATAAGTTAGAGCCAATGAAAACACTAAAAAGAGTGGTCATTGGCTCTAATTTTTATATAAAATACGCGGTTTTTACGCAGTTTTTGCTCCTAATTTTGCTGTTTGTTTACCAAAAAATGAGGCTTGTTTACCACGTTTACCAATTTTTACTAACCTAAAATACAGCAAGTTATGAGTATTACACTAAAAACGGTTGTCAAGAGACAACGAAAGGATGGTTTCTGGCCTGTCTATATAAGGGTCACCAACAGCAGAATGGTAGGATACTGGAATACCAATAAGCTGGTGAACAATGAAGGTCTGGATTCATCTGGTGAGATTATTGATCAATTTGTCTTGGAGTGGTGCGCAAGGTTGTCGCAGCACTGGATAAGCCAATTGAATCATGTGGAATATGAGGCTTGGAGCCCTCAGGAGATAATAGACTACGTGACGAGAGCATTGGAGGATGTCAGCTTCAGTGACTATGCAAGGTGCTTTATATCGAAGATAGATAACGAAGGTAGGACTAGAACGGCTAAGAACTACCGCCTGTCACTGAATCACCTGGAGCTATATATGGGCACGACAGATATCAAGTTCTCTCAGCTGACAGTGGCTGTGCTTCGTGCGTGGATAGATACTATGGTCAAGTCAGGTAAGAAGAGATGCAAGGAAATGTATCCTGTCTGCATTCGCCAGATATGGAAACAGGCTATGAAGGATCTGAACGATGACGAGAGAGATATAGTGCAAGTGAAGACAAATCCTTGGTTGAAGATATCGATACCGAAATCTGATGATGCCAATGAGAAGGCTATTGCTCCGGTCATGCTAAGAAAGTTCTTCAGCGTGCCATTGCCTGAATCAAGAAATAAGTTGCCGCTGACAGAGTTTGGTCGTGATGTGGCTAAGATTGCTTTCTGCCTGGGTGGAATGTATGCTGTGGATCTATACGAACTGAAGGCTTCGGACTATTACGATGGAGTCATACACTATCATCGTGCTAAGACGCGCGACAAGCGATCTGACAGGGCTTATATGGAGATGCGCGTGCCTGACCTGCTGCTTCCACTATTCAAGAAGTACAAGCCAAAGAAGTTTAAGAAGGATAGATTGTTCTCGTTTGCTGAAATGTATTCGAATGAGGATAGTTTCTGCTCAAATGCAAACATTGGTATTCGTAAGATAAGCCGGGAGCTGCTCGGGTGCGGTGACGAAGATGACTACAGCATCAAGACCTTCAGACATACGTGGGCCACGATAGCCAGGAACTACATAGAAGGGACAACGATGGAGCAGGTGGCCTTTGCGCTGAATCATGCGAGTGCGCACAGAGTGACGGAGATCTATGTGGACAAGGATTTCTCACCGGCATGGGAACTGAATGACAAAGTGATTGAGTTCGTATTCATGAGTGACGATCCTGGCACAAAGCATCAGCAGGAGAAGAAACTCGATACTGACAGGATCTCGAAAGACAATATGATGCGCGGAATGATGTTCTATCAGGGCAAGATGCTATGCGAGGTGCGTGACACTGGATTCACAAACAAAAAGCAGATTGTGGACATGCTGGCCTCACGTCTGCCGGACGATGTGCCTGACAGGGCGATAGTTCAGTTTGTGGTGGAGAACATCGACAAGGGTGGCATGTGGATGTACGAACATCAGGTGGGGAAGGGAATTTAAGAAGGTTTTCTCCTCCCTCCACACCACCTACCATTTACCAAGAACTAGTTACTAAAATAATTTAAACCAATAACCAGTAAACTAGTGCGTGTGTGCGCGTGAGCGTGTGTGCGAGGCTGGCCGCTGGTTTTGGTTTGGTGGTGTAGTGGTGGTTTTTGATTTTAAAAATTAATAAGCTTGAAGCTGCTGACAATGGCTTCAAGCTTATTTTTATGTTCTCTCCACAAAAGTAGTTGCAAATAGTGGAGATAGATCAATGGGAGAAGAAGCGTCTCGCGCGTGCGAGGATGGACCGGATCGATGAACCTTCGGACTGGGTGTATGCATACAGGCAGAGTCCGGCAGATGCTATGATTAGGAAGATGTAGAACTTGATGGCTGACCAGGGCGTAAATCCGGTGCGTGTGGTATTCTGCTGCTCATAGCGCGACGTTGAGGCTATGCTGACAGTATCGGAAGACTGAACTGTGGTGCTGTCATGGTTGATGACACGTGTGGAATCGTCGAGCGTGATGGTGAGGAATGACTCCCGCGCGATGGATTGGGAGCAGGAAGATGATGGCGTAGTGATGCTGTCAGTTGGCTGCTGTTCATACTCGATGGAATGAAGTGTGATGGTGGCGTGTCTGCCGGATATGGAGCAATAGTCTGATATCTGGGACATGAAGTCATGCGAAGACAGCTCTGACACTGACGAGGCATCGAAGGAGGTGTGTACGGTGCGCGACGTGTGACATGATGTGTACGATAGTGCGCACAGTATGGTGATAAGTGCAGTGTGTCTCATTTGGCTTTGCTGTCTATGTCCTTGGATAGTCCTGCCACCTTCATCATGTGTTCGGTGAATGGGTTGTTTACGTCCACGTCTCCGGACAGCTCTATGCTGGCGAGGGCAGGTACGTTGAACTGCGCGAGCTTGAATATAGCATCGAGATATAGCTTTGGGTTGATGTCATACAGCATCTTCAGAGATGTGCGGATACGATCGGAGTCCCATTCCTCTCCGAGAAGAGTGCCGAAGTATTTACGGAATTCGGCTGTGGTACGGTTAGGTGTGCCTGGCTTACGTCCTGATCCTGGGATCTTGGATGATCCCTTTTCGAATGTGCCGGACTTAGTCCTCCGTACTGTGGTTGTAGCTGCGCTGTCTGTTGTCTGCTGCGCAGGCTGATCTTGTGGAACGTCGTTTGTAGTTTGTTCATTTTTTGTCTTTTTTGGTTCTTTCATAGGGGGAAAAATGTATTGGTGAACAAATAAAATGCGGATGCAAAGATAGTGGTCTATATTTGCGCGAAGTATTTATTTGTTCACGAAAAAGATAGAATATGAGTTTACTTGTAGCAGGATTGGTTGCTGGCGCTGTCAGTGCGCTGGCCAATGGCATAGGCAGTGTGGCGGCAAGCCATGCTGCGAAACAGGCTGCTGATGCTCAGAAGCTGGCGATAGACCGCAAGGAGCAGAAGCTTGAGAACTGGCATGACAGGATCATGAACGAGGATGCGACACAGACAGCATCAGCACAGCAGAGTATCACACGGCTGCGGGAAGAGTTGAGAAGGCAGAATCAGGCCGTGGCAGGCAGTCAGGCTGTGATGGGTGGGACGAATGCGGCTGCGGCTGCCCAGAAGGAGCAGAGCAGCAAGGCTATGGCTGAAACTATGAGCAACATAGCAGCAGCGGCAGACGCGAAGAAGGAGCGTGCTGATGAGATGTATATGGAAGGATCGTCGAACATAGCAGACCAGCGAGCACAGCTGGATGCACAGAAGTATGCAACACAGGGGCAGGCGGCACAGACTGCGGCACAGGGCGTAGGGCAGGCTGCAGGTGCATTCCTCAATGCATACGCTATGGGTAATGGTGGAGGAACGGCTACAGAGAAGGCACTTGGTTTAACAGGGAAATAAAAAGAAACATGGAAACAGAACTTGAAGAAAGCAAGAAAAAGTTGGCAGATGCGGAGCAGGCGTATAATGATGCGTCTGTAAATAGTTCATCTCCGTATGCTGATCAATTCTTCAGTCAGGTACAGGACTATCAGAAGAGCCTTGAGACTCCTGAACGTGCAGCACAGCGACAGAAAGATCAGCGTAACGCTGCGATGTGGGCATCAGTGACTGATGGTATCAACAATATATTCAACCTGACGCATGCAGCCACGAATGCGTATGCACAGCCACAGCAGTTGGCATCTACGTCTGATGCTATCAGGGCGGCAGCAGACAAGGCAGATGAGCGATATGAGAAGCAGCAGGCGAGGCTGGCACAGATGAACCAGACCATGGCAGGGCTCGATATGCAGCAGAGGCAGGCGAGGATTGCTCAACTGAAGCAGCAGGTGGACAATGCGAGAGCAGGAGTAACGGCAGCTCAAGCTCAGGAAAATGCTGATCGAAAATACAATTTCGATGTTCAAGAGGCGAACAGGTCGCAGCAAAATTTCGAGAGGACACAGGTTGAGACTGAAAAGCAGCATGAAATACAAAATGAAAATGCGGATAAAGATAGGAAGCAAAGATTGCAAATAGCTGACGATGACAGACAAGCGAGGACTACACAGGCGACTGAAGATAGGCAGGCGAAGGTTGATGCAGCCAAGGCAGAAGCAGCAAGGAAGGCTGCTGAGAAAAACAGCGTAGAGATAAATGCCGGCAGTGCAGGAGTGGTCAGAGTTCCGAATGGAGGAATGTCAGAAGTCATAAAGAAGATGCCTGCCGATGTCCAGAAGAAGATAAACAAGGCTGTAAAGAACTACCAGGATGATCATGAAGGACGAATAGGCACAGACAAATACAACGAGATTGCAAAACAAATTATAGAGGATCATCTGAGGAACAATCCAAATGATGCTGCACTGATTGGTGCGAAACCAAGGATTGAAGGATTCTAAAACTACTGATAACAGAAATTATGGCAAACGACGAATACTATCAGAAAAAGAAGAAGATATATGATGCAGCGAGCTCGCTGTTCGATGTAGGCGATGAGCAGACATTCATGGGCAAGCTGGAAGACGAAGAGAAGAGAAAGAAGCTATATGATGCTCTCTCAGAGACGTATGATCTGGGAGAGTATGACTCGTTCTCACAAAAGATGGGCTATAGCACAGCCAAAACTGCCACTGAGGATGCTGGCACGCAGGCTGAGGCAGCTACGCAGCAGGTCAATTCGATGGCAGGTGGCGCTGTGAATGAAGGTGCTGCATATCCATCATCTATGTCACAGAATACTGGACAGACGTGGACTGTGAATGAGTCGGACCAGCAGAGTGTGGCTATGGCTCAGAATGGTGTAGGCTATAACTATATGCCGATGGGCGGAAATATACCTACATGGGACAAACCATTCTCGGATGAGTTTGACTTCCAGCAGCAGGAATATGAGGCGAATGTGGCAGCAGGTATGCCTACCACGTATCGTGACTATGAGAAGGGAGTAAACAACTATGAGCTGGCCGGGCAAGGTGGTGCGATGCTGGCTGACATAGAACAGATGACAGATGAGGATTTCGCTCAGGCTTATCAAGGCACGATGGGCCATGCCTATCGTATGCTATGGGGAGAGAAGACGAGTCCTGCGACGGTGAAACTGAATGGTAAGGGCATCACATACGACCAGGAGAGCGAGCTGAGGAGCCTCGTGCAGATGGCACAGATGAAGGCTGACGCTGAAGGCGGTAATGATGCAGAGGTGCAGCGCTACGAAGCCAGGGCGAATGAACTGCTTGGCGAAGGCGGTGCAAAGAAGTTCAATGAATATTTGCAGCGAGAGGTGGTGGATGGCCTCAATGCTGACGTGGACGCAAAGTTGGCTGAGGTATCAGAACTTCTGAAAGACCAACAAAGATCACAGGCATCGGGATGGTCGAATGGATTGATGCTGGCAGCAATGGGTACAGGTACGAATGCCGTGCATGGTGCAGGAGCCTTCTGGATGCCAAAATGGGTGAAAGCAGAAGATATGCCCGTATCAAATGAAACGGACAAGTATGAGGTGGCTGCACAGATCCTGAAGGGAACGAAGAAGCACCTGGAGGAATACGGCAAGGAGCAGAAGGACATGGAAGGGCAGAGTGACTTCGAGAAGAAGTATCTGCCATCAATCAATGCTATCGGTCGAGGCACAAGGGATGCACTCACAGATCTTGGAACATGGGATTTCGGACTCACTGACCTGCGGAGGTATAGCGAGCTGCTGTCTGTCGTAAACAAGTGGGAGAAGAATGAGGAGCTGACAGCAGGAGAGCAGGCGCTGCTTGATGCAGCAGCCACACAGATGGCTGTGGAGGCCAACGCAAGGCTTAACGGTAGCTATAATGCAGGTGTGGTGACCGGTGAAATGGCTCCGTTCATGCTCGAGATAGCGCTCAATCCTATTGCGAAGGTTGGAGAAGGTGCAGGGTCGAAGGTGGCACGCTATATGCTGAGCAAGGGCGTAGGCAGGAAGATGTCAAAGTTCGTAGGTGGTGTGGCACGAGCTGGCGTTGATATTGCTGTTACTGCTCCTGGCATGGCATTGACAACAGGATCACTCAAGACAGCCGGACAGATAGAGAATCGCATGATAGGCGATATCAAGTATGAGGTAGATGATAACGGGCGAGTGTACTATGACGGTGCAGATGGTCGTGAGGATATCTCAGAGGCTGTATGGAAAGGATTGGCACAGCAATCTATCGAATATCAGTCAGAGATGGTGGGCGAGTACCTGGCTCCAATGTCGAGGATGATGGGGAAGGCTATGAGATCACAGGCGTATAAGGCACTTGGTGAGCAATACTACAGGAATCTGTATGGAGCTATGACTGGCGTTGGTGATGGTACGGTGAGGTCTATCGTCAGAAACGTTGGAAAGGGAGTCAAGGTAGTAAAGAAGAACGGCAAGGTGTCTGACTGGGCAGGAGAGACGACTGAAGAGATCGTAGGTGGTCTGGAGAATGCCTGGATTGGAACCACTGACCAGAATGCGTGGGAAGGTGGCGATGCTGTGCTATCGTGGAACAATATATCAGAGACTGCGCTGATGATGCTGCCATCGCAGATAATGTTCGCCGGACTGCCTGTGGCTATGGGTGGTGCAGGATATACGATAAACAAGAGTCACGCTATACACAGAGAGATCACGAGCAACAGCAGGGCAAAGAGTCTGATCGGAAAGGATAGGTGGCAGCAGATGAAACAGCGCATTGATGAGGCAGATGCTGATAATATCGTGGCTGTGACGAAAGAGCTGACGGGTGATGAATCAGGGCTGAGCAACAGACAGAAGATGGCTGTGACTCAATACGTCATTGCCAAGCAGTATATGAAGGGCATGAAGATGGCCCAGGAAATCTATCGCACACATAACATGAATGCGATGGTGTATGGTACTGCGTTGGACAAGGGCGAGGCGATGAAGGATCCGAGCGAGGTGAGTGACTGGTTCATGGTGAACACCATTGACGAGGAGAATCTCAGGAAGTCTGGCATCTCTGACGTGGACATGTGGATCGATGCAATCATCAAGAATCCTGCTGAGGCCATGGAGAGGATGTACAGGAATGCCAGGGACTATCGAGGCAATGTGCATATCACAGAAGAGCAGATGATGGCGGCTGAGCGATTTGCACAGTCGGCCTCTATCATGCGTGGCGTGCAGAACAGGCTGAGCAGGGAGGGACTGGAGTCACAGACACAGTTCAATGATGATGTAAGGGCATCTACACACAAGGATGGTCAACTGCATCCTGTGGTTCTGGCTGATGGGCGAAGGGCATACGTCACTGCAGGTACTGTGGTGGCTGCTCCTGACGGAACAGTAGATATGAGGTCGACGGATTCGTTTGTCACGATCTATGTGGATGGAAATCCGGAGTCTGTCGGAAAGAATCAGATTGCTTCGGTAGGTGCTATCCAGAATCCATTTGCGGCGATAGATGCGAACAACAAGGCTATGCAGAAATCGATGAATGACTCCTTCAAGAGCCTGGCAAGTGGTACGGTGGATGCGTCGAATGGAAATGACGTGTATGTGTTCACTGATGAGAATGGCAGCGTAGGCCTTGCAAAAGTGATTGGCTTTGACGAATCAACAGGAATGTGGTTTGTCAATTACGATGGCGGTGCAGGCTTTGTCAGCCAGCAGGATCTCGATGCTGCAGCAAGGATAGCCAGAATGCAGCGAGTGCAGGCATTGATGGCTGACAGGGATGGCATAAATCCGAACGCTGCGCAGGCTCCAGTGGCTACGGAAGGAGACACAGCACAGGAGAATGCGGGTGAAACTGCTGATACTCATGCTGCTGTTGAGAATGAAGGCACGGTGGAGAATACTGACCCATTTGCAGGAAAGAAACTGTCAAGTCTCAGGTGGTGGGATGCTGAAGACAAGATACATGAGGGTTATGGTTACTCTACGGATGGAAAGAATTGGAAAGTCCGAGACTTAAGCACGAATGAGGATTCTGAAATTAGTGATGACGATATAGTTCAGAATTCGATCACTGATTATGTGGCACCAGTATCTGAAGCACCAGTATCTGAACATGCTGAGGCTCCCGCTGCTGAGGCCCCGGTGACTATGATCGATGGCGAGCCTGACTGGACAAAGATCACGGCAGAGAGGGCAGCAAGGTGGCTTGCGAACAAGGAAGAATCTGGCATGGATCTGGAGACTGCGTTGAGGCAGGCACAGGCTGAGCTGGATGCTGCCATCAAGGAGAAAGACAAGTGGGATGCCAAGGAGCCAAAGGTTGAGGCCGGAGGCGTGGGAAAATATCAGCAGGAGAAGCAGAAGATCGAGACGAACCGACAGAGATATGCCGGCAAGGTGTCGTATTGGTATGATGTGGTGCAGCAGGTGAAGGAACTCCAGAAGGATGAGTATATGAGGCTCCAGAAGAGCAACCAGCGTGATGCTGCAATTGCTGCACACAACAAGAGGGCGAAGATGGATCCTCGTGAAAGGATTCGTGCCATTGAGGCAAGAGGTCTATCTGCTGAGTCTTCCACTTCAGCGCGTCAAGCTGTACTGTGGAAGATAGCTTCGAGCGGAATGCTTCTGACCAAGGAGAGCATCCTGGCAGAGACAGGTAGCAATCACAGCATTGCAGCTGAGGGATGGAAAGGCAAGTCGAGAACTGCTGCAAAGGGTGGATCTACGATTCAGCACATGGCAGAGGATATCGCAGAGTCTGGCAATATGAAGCTGGATGAGCAGGAGGTGAGGGATGCCATCATCGACTGCATGGGCATGAAGAGGGAGGATGCCATATATGAGCTTGAGCAGATATCAGGAATATGGGCAGAAGATGATCAGGCAGGACAGGAGATGGTGGATGACGCTGAGCTTGTAGGTACTAATCCGGAAACGCCTGCTGCACCTGTCGAAGAGCTCCCAGAAGGCATGAGGCCTTTGGATGATGCTCCATTCTCTGTCACTGAGGACAAGGCGGAGCAAGATAATCGTCTGTCTGATCAGCGACTGACGGAGAGCAAGGAATGGCTGGACAGGAAGAGCTCTGTGGAGAAGGCATTCGGTATCAAGATCGTGGAGAGTAACGATTTCGGCGATAACGAGAACGGCAGGTATGATGCATCAAACCACACAATATACGTCAATAGCCATCTGCGCCCTACGGTTGCTGTAGGATGGGTCATTGGCCATGAGCTGACGCATAGGATGAAGGATGTGAGCGGAAGGTTTGAGGAGTACAAGCAGTCTGTGATTGACTACATGGGTGAGGAGCAATTCCTGGATGAGGTGTCGAAGCGTATAAAGCTCTATGCGAAGCACGGCATTAAGCTGTCAATAGATGATGCCATGGAGGAGGTATGCGCTGACTTCGGTGGCTCAATGCTGCATGACGGCAAGCTGATGGATAGGTTCCTGGAGCGTCAGAACATGAACTTCATACAGAAGCTCATCGCTGACCTGCGTGACATGTTGGCAAAGGCTGCCAAGTGGATCAAGGAGGGCGAGTTGAGCGAGATAGACAGCGCTATCGGAAGGATGGAGAGGATGATGGCTGGGGCTGAGAAAGAAAGTGATAATGGGTCAACCGACAATAGATATAGCATATACCTTGGTAGCAATACAGATAATGAGGGTAATAGATTTTTTGAGCGAAATGGTTCAATAGATCTTTGGGATATAAGTAAATTGATAAGTCAAGCAGGTAGGCAAGTTGCTCCAGTGAGGTTGACAGATAGAAATCTTGATCACATTTATAACAATCATAGAAAAGAACTTGGAGACAAACAATCAATAATTGATTTTATCGAAAGAGTTTTGTCTCATGGGAAGGTAGTTAGGAAGGCATCAGGAGCAACTATGTATATAGTTCTTGAAAATGACAAAAATGACAGTGCTGCAATAATCAAGTTAATGCCACATGCAAACGGAGACTATTATAACATAGACTCTGCAGGATATTATAGAAAGAGTTATTGGAAAAAAAAGAATAGAAAAGAGATTGGGAGGCTGAGCGAACCAGCTTCTTCGGATACCGATTCCGAAACCAATGAAACCCATGAAAGCCAACAAGTCGGAGACGATCAGTTTAACGCTATGGGCCAATCTTCTTACCGCAAAGATAGCAATATAATTGCTAACGAGCAAGAAAATTCTGATAATATTACAGATTCTTCTGAAAAATACGGAAATTACGAAGAAAAAGAAAGTGAAGATGCCAAAAATGAGGTAAGAAAGTCAATCACAGAGGATGAAACCTTGGGCGAAAACTATGGTGACGTAGTGCGCTATTCTATCGTGGATGACTCGAATGCGACTGACTATGACAGGCAGGTGATGCAGGAGATTGCTGAGGGTAGGGTGGTCAAAGTGTTTAGGGCCATGCAGGTGGTCGAGATTGACGGTAAGCGCTACGCATTGCCCCCAATGGCATCGAAGATCAACGGTGAATGGGTGCAGGGTCTGGAGATTCGTGATGATGGCACGCTTGAGCCATTGTTGCTGAAGGCTGACGAACATCCAGAACTGGCTGATGATAAGGGTAACTTCAAACTTGACAAAGGCAATGGCAAGAGTGTACCGGCAAGGTATAATCCATATTGGCATGTTTGCCGTGGCACGATGCTTAATGACCAGTTTGCTGAGGCACAGTCAAGGCCTAACCTGATCACCGTGGAGGGTATAATACCAACGAGCGAGCTGAGCGCTGGCTACAAGGCCGAAAAGGCAAAGGATGCTGTAGGTTCGCATGACTGGAAGCCTGGAATAATACAGGGACAGATAGTAGGTAAACGAGAGGTGATTCTGTCAAGGTACTTCCAGGGGTTGCGCGTTATTCCAGACGATGTAGTGGCAAAGGATATCTTTGACTTCATTGACGGGAAGGTGGATGTGATGCCAACGAATGTGGTTCCTCCGGCTGTGCGTGCAGAGCTGGAGAAGCTCGGTGTGCAGTTTGTGGAGACTGACAACCTGAATCAGTTGATCGATGGCGAGCACAAGGGTGACCGCTATACGTGGTGGTATGGCAAGAATGCTGAGAAGAACAGGTCTAAGAAGTTCAGGGAAGAGGCTAATGATGCCGGCATGAAGCTGAGTGACTGGCTGCGAGAGAATGGGCGTGATGGGCAGCTGCCAGCGTCTGTGGTAGAGAAGACTGACAAGGCATGGGAGAAGAAGCACGGCAAGCGCTACTCCATCTCTGTGGATCACGGCACGGTGACTGATGCTGACGGTGCTGTAAGGTTCTCGATCACTACTGAGCCACAGCTGGAGTCTGCCATCATGAAGTTTGCAAGAACTTCTGATGCCAGGAGGCTCGGCTGGGTGAAGGAGCAGATAGGAGATATCGTGCAGGAGACATCTGACCTGATAGATATGATACATAGCACTATACAGGGCGACGTGAACTACGATGAGTTTGCTAAGAAGAATCCTACGGTTCGTGTGGACTGGCGAGATGGCAAGGAGAAACCTGTGGTTACATGGGTACGTAATAACATCGAATATAAATACGACATGAGTGCTGACACATTCTGCATCAACAATGAGGCGATGGAGACTGTGCTGGCATCACCTGTCATGGCTGATTTGATGATCCATATGGCTGACTTTGGCTATGTGGAGAACAATGAAGGAAAGACTGGCTTCGATGCTGATGACTACCTTCGTCTGTATGAGACGCTGAGGGATATGGGATTCGTCGTGCCATGCAAGGGATGCTTTGATGCTGCTGCCCGATTCAAGATGCTGCCATCGACTGCGCAGAGGTTCGTGAATCTGGTGAATGCGACTATCGATGAGAGGAACCAGGATCCTGAGAAGTTCGATGCTGAGCTGAAGGATATTGCCAAGAGTGATAAACAGAGAACAATAGAGGGACTACCCGCAAGTGCATCTACTCAGCGTGAAGCTGTAAGGATTGGCGTGGCTGGTGACAATCTTACTGAGTACATCTCATGGACACAGCTGATGTCGGCTGAAGGTCAGACTAAGGCGCTGACGGACTGGGGTGGAATATTCAGAGCATGGCAGAGGACGGGTGCTGGCAGGCCAAAGGACAAGTTGCTGCCTGAGCCATATACGGGACAGATCATGGAGCGAGGCACTACGATCATTGCTCCAATGGGTGAGAAGACACCTTCATTCAGGGCAATGTATGTCAATCGTGGTACTGGATTAAGGAGGAACAGCCATTCTGAATATAGACCTATTCTGGTGGTAGACGAAATTCAGTTTATGCGTGATGCATGGCTGCAGGGGCTCTGCGTGTTCAAGTACATGAAGGAGCTGGATGACGTTCGTCTGTTCGGCAGGATGGGCGTGAAGTTCAATATGTCAGCCTTTGCTGCGTTTGTTCCTGGTGGTGTGGCTGCTGGTTTGGATGCTGATGGCAACTATGCTTTTGCTGAGGAGTCGGTAGGCGGAAGGGAGTTTGAGTATGTAGGTCCTGAAGGAAAGACTCACTATGACGGTCAGAAGGGCTTTGAGGAGGCAAAGAAGTATATCAACAAGGATTGCTCGCTGTCATGCGTGGCGTTCTCTGTGCCACATCTCATCAAGTTGCTCACTGACGTTCCTACACCTAAGGATAGGTCTGGGCAGTTTGGGTCTATCATTCCCTTCCATCCATCTGGTGCAACTAACGATGCATTGGAGAAGCAGGGCCTGGGACGAGCCAGGGCCAATGGTGTGGGCCATTCATTCGAGGATGAAGCTTATGCCGGCTATGATGAGGGTGTGACATCTTTTGAGCAGAATCAGAACGACCGTTTCGGCAAGGGTTGGCGTTATGCTCAGGGCAAGAAGCAGGGCAATGATGCTGAGGGTCACAAGATAGAGTTCCAATCTTGCAAGATATGGAGGCATGATGGGAGAGGAATCACCTATTACTCATCACTCCAGACGTATGAGAAGAATGGCGGTGTGAAGGGCAAGTTTAAGGGCTTGCAGGGTCCATTCTATACGCTGGAATCGGAGAACAACGAGGTGGCTCATCCTTTCTCTGTGGACTATAACGACAAAGTGCGAGAGCTCGGTGGTAAGTATGCATACAAGGAGGCTGCTGATTACTATATCAAGGAGCTGAGGAGAATCGGGCTGATGCCTCGATTCGACTTCGACGTGCCTGCTGATGTGTTTGTGAAGATGTGTGAGGATGCGAGGGTTGATCCTCATCATCCGAAGTTAGGTTGGAAGGGTGAAGGAAATAGCTGGAGTCCATGCGATGCTGAATCGTATTACTCACTGTTCTGCGACTATGGCATGACGGATCCTGAGACGGGATACTTGGCTCCACACCGTCCTGTGCTGGAGGGTCAGAAGGATCCGAAGGCTATGGAGAATGCCATGGGTGATAACTACCTGGAGGTGATTGCTGATGGTGTCAGGAGGTACAGCGAGCGTAAGGGTCGTGAGGATGCCAAGGTGGAAGAGGCTATCGTGGAATACTGCAGGCGTAGCGTAGAGGATGGCAAGATGGACAGGGCTGAGGCCGATGGTATACTGAAGAAGCACGGCGTGAGGATGTCGATAAGCCAGGATGAGCAGATACACAGCGATGCATTTAAGGCTTGGTTCGGTGACTGGGAGGGGGATCCGGAGAATTCGTCTAAGGTGGTGGATGAGGAAGGCAGGCCATTGGTGGTAAGGCATGCTACAGATAACGATTTTTATATATTTGACAAAGATAGGCTTGGCGAAAATACGGATGGAAATGCATCGTCTGAAGAATTTGAAATGATATCAAAAATTGGTTTTTGGTTCAATGACGGTAATCCGAAAGACGTAACTATGCAGTCAAAAGAGATTGAATGTTATATTGATATTAAAGAACCACTTGAATTTACTTCTTTGAAAGGTCTCGCAGAAGAGGTTTCTTATTTCGAAGACGCAGAATCGTTTGTAGAAAAAATGAAATCTGAAGGCTTCGATGGAATAATTGTAGAAGATGAGGAGTTTGGCGGTAAGTCTTATATTGCATTTGATAATAACCAGATCAAATCTGCTACGGATAATAATGGTGAGTTCTCGCGTGAGAATCCAGATATTAGGTATTCAATATCCAATGATACTGAGAACAATAAAAGACGTGGCAGGAGGGTGATGGATCTGAAGCACCAGATGGATAAGGCGAAGAGGGGTGAGCTGACGGAGGATAACTGGCTGGACTTCATCTATCCATTCAAGGGATGGTATAACAAGCAACGCAATATTGCTCAGTATAATGCAGCAAGGATGGCTGAAGTGGGCAAGAAGGGTGATGAGAATGGTACGGCTGGTGCTCCTGAGGACTTCGCGCTGCCTATCACTTTGGGCAGCGATGGCATGGCGCATGGCATGGCGTGGACTGAGGAGCAGCTGGAGCGTAACCGTGCCTACTACCGTGCGCTGAATGTCGAGATGCAGCCTATCATCAGGCAGTACCTGGGTGCTATCGATGCTGTGCTAAATGATGATGGATACAAGGCGAGCGACTGGGTAAATGGTCAGATGCAGCGGCTGAGGGGTGACGTGGAGTATGCTGAATGGTTCTATGCTGAGATGGGCAGGGGCCATGATGTATATATGAATGGCAGGGGGGCGCTGAGGCCAATCTTCAGGGAGGATTATTCGACCAGGTCGAATAATACTGAGGGTATGGACTTTGATGCGGTGGAGGCTGCGGCTGCGGATGTGGCTGAGCGACTGGGTGTGACGGTGAATGTGCGTGGCTCGGTGGATGAGGTTCGGAATGAGTATGCACGAAGAGAAATAGAGCGACAGCTGCGGAATCGTGAGAATGGTGAGCTGTACCTTGCGCCGAAGGCCTGGTTTGACCGGGAGACGGGCGAGGTGGAGGTGTATGCTCCTATGGCTGAGAGTGCGGCTGACGTGGAGAAGAGCGTGCTGCATGAGGTGGTGGGTCACAAGGGTCTGAGGCAGCTGCTGTCAGGCAATGAGGCTGAGTATAGGAGCGCGATGCTGGACTGCTATGATGCTCTGAATGCTGACCAGCGTGGTGAGGTGACTGAGCTGGCCTCGAGGATGGGCTATGACTATGCTGAGGCCATGGATGAGTGGCTGTCTCGTAGGGCTGAGGATGGCGCTGATAAGCCGGCATGGTGGAGGCGTGTGGCTGCTGTGGTGAGGAACCTGCTGCGCAAGATGGGCATCGACGTGGAGCTGAGTGATGGCGATGTGCGCTACCTGCTGTGGAGGAGCCGCAAGACGCTGGAGAACGGAGGTAAGGACTCGGCTGTGGATATGGCTGAGGATACTGTGATGCGGTGGCAGAATCTGGGCAGGATGGATGAGGATGCGAATGGTGATGGTGGTCCTGACGGTGGTGGTTTGAGCTGGCGTGAGGATGTGGTGGAAACGGATTCTGAGAGCACTGACGAAGATGCTGATGTTAGGATGTCAATCACTGACGATGTGCGCGACCTGGAGCGTAAGGTGCGTGAGCGTGACAGGGAGATAGACAAGCTGAGGAATCAGGTGGACCGTCTGCGCAGGAGCCGCGAGCAGATCTCGGAGGTGAGGGAGAAGGCGCGTAAGCTGATCAACAAGCTGATGACTCCGGAGGCGGGTTATCAGATGGGAGCTACGCAGATACGTGGTCTCATCTCTACGATCGACAACGCGCAGACTGCGAAGGATGTGGACCGTGCATTGGAGAATATATCTGTGCTCATTGGGAAGTCACAGCTAAAGGCTGAGATGGAACGTATCAACAAGTATCTGAAGGCTAAGACTCAGAGCCTGAATGCGAGGGGACAGGCTAAGGGTGTGCTGGTGGATGCATGGACAGCAAGAATCATCGAGCAGGTGAGGTCAACGTATAAAGATCTGCTGAAGACGAGGATTGATACTGAGGTGTCGATGAAGAACCGTGAGATAGCGAGGATGGGCACTGAGATTAACCAGATGCGTGCTGAAGGGTATGATGCTCAGGCTGACGAGAGGATGGCTGAACAGGAGAGGCTGAAGCAGGAGCGTGATGAACTGCAGGAGCTGAGGGATGACATCATGGCGCAAAAGACGGCTGAGACCATTGAGATGCTCGAGAGGGACAATGATGCTCTGAATACTCAGATAGATGACCTGACTGCCAATGGCAAGGATGTGCCTGATGAGCTACTGCAAGAGAAGCTGAGTCTGCCGATACGTATCAAGATAGCCATGCTGAGGAATATGATAGAACAAAAGAACAAGGCAGAGCATGATAGTGCGGATGCACTTGAAAAGTCTAAACGATCTACTGACTGGCAGGAGGTGGAACGGCTGGAGACTCTGGCCAAGGACAAGGCGATGGAGGCTGAATCGGTGAGGACACCCATGCTATATCTGGCGAGGGAGATAGGCGATGAGCTGAAAGACCTGCTGGATGAGGGAAAGAGCAAGAGGCATGAGCAGATTGTGGCTGAGATAGAGCACCGAAAGGAGATAGTCAGGATGGGAATCGCTGCGGTGAAGAAAAATGCTGTACAGGACCCAAATGCCCCGATAACCGATAAGGAGGAACGTGGACAAAGGATGGATAAGCTGATCAGTAAGTTCAACGCTACAGCTCTCAGCTTCAATCATGTGATGAAAATGATTGATGTTAATCATCCTGGAGGTGAAGGCGCTCTCTATGATTACTTCATGAGGGGAGAGCATGGCGCTGTGGCTGCCAATGACCAAATGGATGACGGTATCAAGGAGTTCACTCGTCGTGTGGATGAGAAGTGCACTGAGGTATTCGGCAAGCCACTGAAGAAGGTGATGGCGGAATGTCGTGAGGTGGATGACAGCGTCGATATACCATTGGCCTATACAGAGGATAGCAATTGGCATCGAAAGGGTGATACATACTCTACACACCTGTCGAAAGGACAGGCACTGTATATGTGGCTCACATGGAGGCAGGAGCAGGGGAGGAAGAAGATGGAGCGTAACGGATGGAATATAGACTCTGTTCAAGCCATTGAGGATTACATTGGTACTGGTATGATGAAGTTCGGTGAATGGGTTACTGAGGAGTTTCTGCCGGAACTGAGGGAGGATAAGTATAGCCCTACCTACGAGCGTGTGTATGGCACTCCTCTGCATAAGGTTTACCATTATTTCCCGATACATATATACCCGGGTGCAGTCGTTGACAAGGACGAAATAGGCGAGAGGAGTCCTGAAGGTGCTTTCGGGTCTATTGCAGGTAATACAGTAGTACGTACTGACAACAATCTTCCTATCGATGCTTCGACTGATGCATTTGAGATGCTGTTGACTTACGGGACGAAGATGGAGAGGTTCAATGCAATGGCAGAGCTTCAGCGAGACCTGAACATACTGAGAGGTAGCAAGGCATTCAGGGATATGGTTGAGGCAAATCATGCAGGAATGTTCGACAGATGGAAGCAGGCTTGCCAGGTGTGTGTAGGAACATATTCAGCGAAGATGAATGATTTCTCTGATCAATGGGGCAAGATTCAGTCCGGATTCATGCAGCAGGCTATCGGATTCAGGTGGTACACTGCATTGAAACAGATGCTTTCGTTCCCGGCTTTCTATGCTTATTCGGGTGACGCAAGCTATATGGCAAATCTGTCACGCAGATTCTGGACTCCTGTATCGAATGCGAAGTGGGCGAGGGAAAACCTGCCTTCATACCGTCAGCGTATTGCCAAGGGTGATATGGGCATAGAGGGCCTCAATGACAAGACGTTCTTTGATACCGTGACCGGGAAGATAAGTTCGTGGGGAATGTGGGCAAACAAGACTGTGGACTCGCTGACTGTGGCCGCTGGTGCGAGGGCAGTGTTTGAGCATGACTATAAGCGCTACCTGAAGGAAGGGAAGAGCGAAGATGAGGCGAGAAGGCTTGCGATCATCAATGCTGAGATATGCTTCAATGAGAGCCAGCAGTCATCAAGGCCTGAGTTCTCAGCTCCTATACAGAAGGATAGGGACTTGCTTTCGCGTGGTATGAATGCCTTCCAGAATTCGAATATCGGTTACAGGAGGGCGATCATTGAGGGGTGGCAGGATATTATGCGGGCAGATGATATGTACAAGCGAGGGAAGATCACGAAGGAGGAGAAGAATCAGACTGTATGGAGGGGCATACGGAAGATGGTTGTATTCGCTGTGATTCTGCCAGGATTGTGGCAGCTTGGTATCGACCCATCGATCTTCTTCGGTCGGGGTGACGATGACGATGAGCAGTGGGCAGAGAAGAAGGCGAGCTGGTGGATAGATATGGCTGCTGCTGTGCTGGAGGGTATGCTGCTGAATGGCACTAATGGAGGTCAGCTGACTGTGTCGATGGCAGAGAAGGCAAAGAGCAAGCTTGTGAAGGATGATAATGCGAGGATTAATGATTATGATCCTTTGCAGGGATTCAAGCTGATGCAGGATTCCTTTAACGACATTATCAAAGACATGCAGGAGGGTGACTATGCCGGTATCGCAAGGGATGCTGCGATCAGGGCATCGCAGATGAATGGTGTCAATCCTGAGACGTTCACGAATATGGGTCTTGGTATATGGGATGCGATAGAGAACAGGGATATAGAGGCTCTGGATATGATGCTGCTGCTGAACATGCCGATGACGAAACGTGCTGAATGGGTGAAGCGTAACTACGTGGATGCTGACAGCAGGGATATGGCTGAGGCTATGACGCGGGCATTGGGATACTGGAGTGACTATGATGACCTGGACAAGAAGGATCGCAAGAGGGTGAAGAACAAGATGAAGTAAGACGTGCCATAATTTCTATTTCGGGGAGTCTCAGCCATAAGGTTGGGGCTCCTCGTTTTGTCGTGGTGAACAAATAAGTTTTATAATACTGTGATATATTATATATTTGCGGCGCTTAAAAAATAGATTTATGAAGATAGACATAGATAATATCATCAAACAGGTGCGTGTGATCGTGGATGAGAACGAGGATACGTCTGCTCTGCTCGTGGCTACGGATGGAGATGATGATCTGCTGCCAGACAACGATGCGCTGCAGACGGAGGAAATCAGTAAGGCCATGGTGCTGCAGGCTATAGACCGTGTACATTACATGGCCCCTGTCTTGATTCTGAATGGAGCTGTGATGGATCTGAAAGATTACAAGCTGAAAGAAGGAAGCAAAGATGATAGGAAATGGAATCGCTATGAGCTGGTGCAGAGACTGACATTGCCTGACGATGTGCTTAGGGTTACTCGTGTGAAGCTGGACAACTGGTGTATGGCGGTAACTCAGATGGTGGAAGAGGGTAGCGGTCTTTATTCTACGATGTTTTCACGGTTCGGTGCTGTACGTCCGAGCACGTTGAGGCCAATGGTAGGAATTGCTGTAGGTATGGAAGGAGGAGCGGACCTGGTGGCAGCTCCTGTTAATGTTCCGATATTGCCGAAATACTTTGACAAGGTGATGGAAGGGTATGACGAAATGAACAGTGTCAGAAAAGGAGAGGTAAGTGTGGTGCTACGAGCAAAGGATGGAGGATATATGGCTGACCGGTGTGAGAAGGCGGTGGTGTATATGGTGGCTAACCTATACTATATCAGTATTGGAGAATACCAGCGTGCGTCGGCTATGGCGCAGGAGGTGGCTGAGTTGCTTGGACTGGATGTGAAACAGGTAAATGATCAAGTGGTATGAAATACAGGGTATATGATGATGACGGGAGGCTGACATGCTCGGGCGTTGGCGATGGAACGGGTCACTGCTGTCTGTACAGGGGAAGCATGAAGGGAGCGTTCTGCCGGCTGCTGATACTGTGGGAAGTGGATGAGCTTGCGAAAGAGATAGAGGTGGTGCAGGAGGCTCAGGCGGAGGTGGATAGGCTGAGGAATGTGGCTGACGTACCTGCTGGAGAATCGTCTGTCACTGTCTCTGCGAAGGGGAAGGTGATAGATCTGTGGGCATCTTTAGGCACTGATCCTGGTCTGAGGAAACTGATGACACGCTATGCTGAGCTGGCACTGACGGAGTGTGAGGAGCGACTGGAGTGGATGCAGTGGATGAAGGAAGGACGCTACGATATGAGCATTGACAATGAGGTGCATGACGAAAAGCGTGAGATGGCTATGGAGCTCAGATGGCCCCGATGGATGAGCGAAAACGTGGCATGGACTGTGATGCGGTCTGTGAATGAGTATATCAAGTGCAAGGTGGTGGCGCGGTGGAGTCTGGACGTACTGCCGGAGAAGGCTGAGATATGGGCTTCGCGTGCGAATGAGATGCTCACTGTGCTGGATGGCGTGACAAAAAAGAGGAATATGGGTGTGACTGAAAGGAGCATCTATATACTGTAAACCGAAGATAGTATGGGAGAGTATAAACCAAAATACTTCACGATGGATGAGCTGACGGTTAGTGCCACAGCTCGTGCATACGGCATCATAAACATGCCGGATGATGAGGTCAGACGCAATCTGCTGCTTCTGACAGAGAAGATACTGGATCCTATGCGTGAGATGTGGGGCAGCCGGATATGGGTCAACAGCGGGTATAGGAGTTCGGCGCTGAATGCGAAGCTCAGTGAACTTGGTTATCATCCAAGTGAAAAGTCACAGCATATGCGTGGATTGGCTGCTGATGTTACTGTGGGCGGTGTGGATGAAAACAGAAAGTTGTTCATGGCATTGGCAAACTCAGGGATTATATTTGGGCAGGTTATAGCTGAGGATGGATTCAAATGGCTGCATGTGGCTCTGGATGGTGACGGACGTGGGGCACAGCGAATGAATGTGCTGGTGGGTAATCACGGTAAATACAGCAGGTGGAATGGATAACAGGAACAGACTACTGATATCAGAACTGAAACGTCTGTTGCTCCTGGCAGAGAATGACAGACTGATGTGTAGTGACGAACAGATAGACCGTGCTGTTAGTATGCTGCTGCATAGGCCTGTCTCTGCATACGAAGCTTATACGGAAGTGCTGCACGTGTCGAGATCGACCTTCATGCAATGGGTAAAGGAAGGTAGGATGCCGGAGGGGAGGCCTATGAGGGGATTCGTTGAGAAGGTGTGGTATGAGGATGAGCTACACGAAGCGTATGACAAGATAAAACAATTACAAAAATAAAAAAAATGAGTGAGACTGGAAGAAAATTAACTGTATGTGGACAGACGATGGCTCCGGTGAAGCTGGAGTTCCCGGCGAGTGTGAAGGCTCTGCTGCGGAATGGCGAGCTGACGGTGTATGACATCCTGGAGCTGGTGGTGAATGGCGTGAATGCGCTGTGTGGGTCTTATGACTCGAATATGGGCAGTCTGGAGGGATGGACTGATGGCGTGGCTGAATGGGCTAACGACACTGGCGAGGCTCTGGAGAAGAAGGTGGATGATGACCTGGATAAGTATAAGGACAAGAAGGATCAAGAGATAAAGGATGCGCTGCATGATGCAGAGGACGAGATAGACAAATGGAAGGAGGAGAGCTATGCTGTGCTATTCGGTGTGGCATCGAACCACACGTTTGCGGCACAGTCTATCAAGAAGGGCCTGCTGACTATTGATGTGCAGCAGGTGATCAATGGCGCATTCATGAGCGGAAGGCTGGAGACGTGCGGCTATAAGGTTGGAAAGTATGACAAGAAACTGGTGCTGGAGAGCAGGTATGGCAACAAGTATGAGACGGGTAGCCTGACTGATCTGATAGACAGCCTGCCTATCAACAGGAGTGGTGGCCTAACTGCGAATGAGAAAGCGGAGCTGGAGAGGGCTCAACAGGGATTCTCGTCGGTCAGCGTCAAGAGTACTAGGCCTGATGCTGATGGCAATGTGGAGAATTACCTTTATTTCTCGAACTCGAAAGGCTCGAATACGGCTAGCATCATGCTGAAGGATATGGGCATCGGTGCTCTGATAGAGGACGCGAACACGAAGATATCGTCTGTGTCTGTGATGCAGGATGGCGAGCTGTTGATACTGACGGATGACGGGGATGAGCACAGGGCGCATATCCCACTGGCATGCGAAATGGACTATGATGACGAGAAATATGGCAGTGATGAGGTGGGCGGTCTGATGACTGTGGCTGAGAGCTGGAAACTGGAGAAGGCGCTGACGAGCATACCTATGGCTAACGATAAGAGCCTGGGAGGTGTGAAGGTGAAGAGTGGGTCGGGCCTGAAGGTGGATGGTAATGGCTACCTCTCGACGGGCCTGAAGGAGATGGGACTGACTATCGACACGGCGGCGAAGAAGATGTATTATACTGACGGTGATGGTAACAAGTATGCGCTGTCTATGACTCTGGTGCAGGCTGCTAGTGCTGATGCTGCGACGAAGTATGTGTTTGTGGGTGAGTCGGCTACGGCTGCGTTTGACGCGAATGCGCTGGTGGATAATGACAGCTACAGGGTGACGCTGAAGAGTGGACAGACGGCTAACTATGAGTGTAAGAGCCAGTATCTGGTGGTGCTCGTGCCGACGACGGCTGCTACGGTGAAGGTGTGCACGACGGGGTCGTTCGGTGAGGAGATCACGCAGGATATGACGGTGGCTGCTCAGACTGTCAGTGGAGAGAATGATGTGATGTATAAGGTGTATTCGTATAGGATGGCTGTGGTGAACAGTGGTAATCCGCAGGGGTATTCGGTGAAGATCACGTTCTGATGCGATGGGTGGTGGCTCTGCGCTGATGCGCGGAGGACGGGGCTGGCATTCCTTCGGGAGAAGCCGCAGGCACGGTGGCTGGCACGGTGGCTGGCACTGGTGGGCTGAGGAATGGTGAATGAAAAGAATAAATAATAAAAACAATAACAAAACTTATATAGAATATGTTTGAGAATAAGAAATCGACCAATGCGAGCAGGGCTGTGTTTGTGAATGAGGCTAGCCCTAGTGTGGACTATAAGTTCGGGCCATACGCATCGCTGGATGAGGCTATCACGGAGCTGAATGCCATGGGTGCTCTTGTGCCTGGCATCGAGGTGGGTGTGAAGGTTAGCAACAAGGTGACTCGATACTATGCCAAGGATGGCGTGGCGAAGAGTAACTTTGTGGAGATCGGGAAGTCTGGGTATGTGACTGAAACGGCATTGACACAGGCTCTGAAGGATCTTGAGACTCAGCTGGATGGCAAGTATGCGACGAATATACAGGTGGCGAGGCGATCGAGCGACAACAAGCTGTGTGTGCAGCTGACTACGAAGAGCGGGAAAGTACTGTCTGAGTATGCTGTGGAAGATCTGGGACTGACCTCGACTGTGTGTGACGCGCCTGTGATCACGTTCGACAAGAACAAGTTGTATATCACGTGCAGCACTGGCGGCGCTGCTATCTACTGGGCGAAGGATGCTGACCCTGTGGTGGGTAACTCTGCTCAGCTGTATAGTGGTGCTGTGCAGCTGAATAACACTGACGACAGTAATGAGATCAGGGCTATAGCTGTGAAGGATGGTGTGAAGTCTGTGATGGCGAAGGCTACGTTTGCTTATGAGGTGATAGCTGGTGTGCCTACGATCTCGCAGAATGGTAACACGGTGACTATCTCGGCTTCGCCTGCTGGCGGCGTGATATACTATACGGCATCGAAGGATGGCGCTATGCCTATGATGGATGGCACGAATGGAACGAAGGTGTATAGCGGGCCTATAGAGCTTTCGGCTAACTGCAAGGTGAATGCGCTGCACTACAGGAATGGTGTGTCGGCCTACTCGGCTACGTTTAACTTTGTGTATGTGGAGGACAGCGCTGGGAATATCTCGTATCCATTCACGGTGATGACGTGGAATATGGGAGGACTGCATAAGACTAACTTTAGCGGCGTTAGCAGCTCTGACAAAGCACATGCCCTAGCATCAGAAATCAGTGAGGCTGATTCACCAAGGGTGGCTGCTGAGATAAAGAATATGCTGAAAACTGGGTCGAATGGAGATACGGTCAATGCGTCGATCATTGCTATGCAGGAGTTCCAGAGGTATTTCACCTGCAATTTCAACAGCAACTATATGACGATGGATAAGCTGTTCTCTGATTATCCGAACCAGAGAAACAACGAAGAAGATGACGGAGCACAGGCTAACGCATTTGTTGCTGCGAAGGCAGACAGCTGGACAGACCTTGGATATGTGTTTGCTTCATATGGCAAGTATTATCAGTTTGCAAAGTTCAAGATTGGCAATGACTGGATCCTGGTGGTGAATATCCATCCAACTGTGGAGAGCGGGACATCTGGAGCATCGAAGAGGAAGTCGCATGCAGACACGCTGATGAGTAAGATCAAGACGATAGACAACGGTGCATTCAGCGGAGCGAGTGCTAAGGTGATTATCATGGGCGACTTTAATGTGAACTCGAGGATTGTGGCTGATAATCCTGCGCTGCCACAGTTGGCAAGCGACAATGAAGATGCTGGCGGATATCAGTGGAACTGGAAGGAGTTGGGCTATGACTATGCCATAGGAGATGATAAGTGGCTCACGTCTGACTACGAGAAAACAGATAATCATAACACGTGGGACTTTATCGACTGTATCTTTGTGAAGAATCTGAGCATCTCGACTGTGGGATGGGTGGATGACAACAAGGAATATTCTGACCACCGTGGTGTGTATGCTACGATTGGTGCTAAGACCAAGGCGACGATTGACAACATTCTGCTGGGCTACACGCTGAGTGACGTGACGAGCAATGTGGCGATCGGAACGCCATATAATGTAACGCTTAGGCTTATCACCGGATTTGCTGCTGGCACGGTGAAGGTGTATATGGGCGGTGAGGATGTGACATCGACGGTGTATAACTCATCGACGAGTAAGATCAGTATCTCTGCTGTGACGGGTAATGTGATGATAGAGGCTAAGGCTACGGCACAGAGTGGAACATACGCGCTGTATAGTGATGATGTGACATATACTGTCAAGAGCGCTGTGAACGCAGATAATGGAAACGTGCTTACTAGCGGCAAGCTGAGCGGATACACTATCGGTAGTGCAATGAGATGCACTGGTATGATAGATGTGAGCGGTAAGACGAAGTTCACGGTGCTGTCTTCGCTTGGTAATGTGGCTGCATTCTATGACGCTGATGGTAACTATCTGTGCGGTGTGAAGTATGGTGACGGAAAAGGTTTCTTCGAGGGCGAGAAGACGTTTGACATCCCGACGAATGCGAACATTAAGTATGCGAGGTTTAATGTGCTGATCTATACTTATCCTGCTAGCAGCTGGTATGTGAGGCTGACTTAATCGTGATGACTGGGGCGGTGGTGACGGCGTGGCTGCTGCCCCGGTGTGGTGAATGGGGGGTGGGGTGGTCATCCGGAGATGCGGATGACACGGGGGATGGTGTGGGTGCTTTGGGGCAAAGATATATATAAAAAACGATAAAGAGAGAATTAAGAAAGTATGAGTACGATATTCGATGGATTGCCACGGATTGGCGGGAGTGCGCAGCGGGAGGGATGCCAGGAACATGGTGGAGAAAAGCGGCGTAATGGGGTGGTGGTGAGCCACGACAGAACACCGGAGTCGCTGGTGACTGAGGCGAAGAGCCTGCTGGAGACGACTAAGGGGATGGCTGATCGGCTGAGTGCGAGTGCGAAGAGGGCTGAGGATAATGCTGAGAAGGCTGATAAGGCTGCTGCTGGGGCTATTCGTGCCACATCTGATGTGCCTGCGATTGTGAATGAATGGCTGGAGGCGCACGGCATAGATGGGTCGATCAAGGGAGACAAGGGAGACAAGGGAGAGAAAGGCGACAAGGGTGATAAAGGCGACAAGGGTGATAAAGGCGACAAGGGTGATAAAGGCGACAAGGGTAATCAAGGCATTCAGGGCATCCAAGGAATCCAAGGCGAGAAAGGTGAGAAGGGTGAGAAGGGTGAGAAGGGTGACCAAGGCATTCAGGGCATCCAAGGCGAGAAAGGTGATAAGGGCGAGAAGGGTGAACAAGGCATTCAGGGTGTGCAGGGTGTGCAGGGGCCTCGAAGCGAGTATGCGGAGAGTGACCACCAGACGGCGGTGAGTGACCATACGCTGGCGGTGAGTGACCATAGTGTGACTGGGACTGACCATACGCAGGCTGTGACTGACCACCAGACGGCGGTGAGTGACCACCAGACGGCGCTGAGTGACCACCAGACGGCAACGACTGACAACAGTACCTATGCTGCTAATATCACGGCGGCACAGACGGCGGCTGAGACGGCACAGGGTCAGGTGGCTACGGCACAGGCTGCGGCATCGGCATCGGCATCGTCGGCATCACAGGCACAGACGTCGGCATCGCAGGCACAGTCATCGGCTACGGCGGCTGCGAAATCGGCATCTACGGCTACGGCTAAGGCGACGGCTGCACAGGCATCGGCATCCGCTTCGGCTGCTTCCGCATCCGCAGCACAGACGCAGGCTACCAATGCGGCTAACTCGGCAGCGGCTATTCAGACCGCTATCCAGTCGCTCCCTGACGGACAGGCAGTCAGCGCACAGGTGGCTACCAACGTGACGCTCATCGGTCGTCTTAACGCATTGATGGGCCTCTACACCGACCGCGCATCCCTCACCCTCTCCACCACCGCCACGGGCGCACAGTCCGGCAAGGCTATCGTGACTTCGCTCTCCGGAAGCATGTACGGCAAGGTGGAGGCGATGTCGGGGGCTTGCGTCTCGCAGGAGTTTGCGCTCACTCGTGGCGACCTGCTGCTCATCAAGCCGGGCAAGACGAGCAACGACATCTTCACCGTGGCACAGGTGACAACGAGCGCGGACGGCACAAAGGCTTACTCGAAGGTGATGTGCCTCAATGCGCTTGCCGAGGTGCCTACGGATGGCTACTTGCGTTTCTTGGTGATGCCTGCCGACATGACGGTGGTCATCACGTTC